CTAACTTACTGATTTCAATAATGCTCTGGTACTGCTATGTAGGCTTTTGGGCATCTGTGGGGCAAAATCCGCAAGCCGCTGATTCAGCATTACGATCTGCTCACGACTGCTGTCTGCCATCCACGCACCGTATACATTGAAGACCATCTGGGCGCTCGCATGGCCCATCTGACTGGCAATGAAGCTGGGGTTAGCGCCAGCTGACAGTGACCAGCACGCATACGTGTGACGCGACTGATATGCTTTTCTGTGCCTTATCCCTGCTCGCTTCATCGCTGCGTCCCATAAATCGCCTATCGAGTCGACTTTGTAGATGAACCCAACATGCTGACATCTTCTGATCAGTTGAGGGTTGAAGACAAATGTACATTCGTGACCCTCCGTTCTGCCGTACTCGCGCAGCTGAACATCAATGTGATGCCGCTTTCCTAGCCTGGTCATTTCCGCCTGATTCTTCAGGACGTTTATCGCAGGCTGGATAAGATGTATGACCCTGTTCGTGCTCGCCTCAGTTTTCGGTAGAGTGAATTCTCCCAGTTTTGTATAATTACGCCTGATTGTTATTGTTCCAGCTTCAAGATCGATATCCTCCCAGGCCAGGGAGGTCAGCTCCCCGTGACGTACCCCTGTGTATACTGCAAGTGACCACAGGTTTTTCGTCTGCTGATGTCGGCATGCATCTATCAGGCGAATAAATTCGTCACGAGTTAGCGGATCTGGCTCTGCCCTGGCTTTTTTAAAAGGCTTGATCCCTTCGAAGGGGTTTGCTTCTATGTAACCGTGATCTGCAGCAAACTGAAACATTCCAGCAATTGTCGTCATGTAATAATTCACCGTAACGACGCTTCGCCCTTTTGCAGGAGCTTTTCCTTTCGTTGGATTCTGGTAGCCGGTTAGCAAATCTTTCCTGAGATACAGCAATTCCTCTTTGGTGACTGCTGACACCAGTCGATTACCTCCGATCCTCGGCACTACATTCCTTGCGACAGACTCATAGCGATTGAATGCGTTCGAGCAGATTTCCATCCGTTTCAGATCCAGCCATTTTTCTTCAAGTTCTTTCACTGTAATTTCTTTCTTACTTACACCAAAAGCCTTGAGGTTAGGGGAGTCAGGAAATTGCATTGCATAATCAAAGGTTCCTGTGCGGATGGCAAAACACACCGATGTCCGCAGCTCCCCGGCGATCTTCCTGTTCTTAGCGGTGTCAGGGACACCGAGGTTTTCCCTGACACGCTTACCTTTAAAATTAAACCAGATGCGCAGACTGCCACCGTGGTTTTCGACGCCTGTTGGATACGTGATTTTATCCATTGGTGTTACCTCCAGACGCCCAAGAGCGATATGAGCTTACCTTTTTCATGGCATCAAATCACCCTGGCTGCTTGTTTTTCATTGAGGCGACCCAGGCATCTACAGCCTTTCTGTTATACATGCACTCACTGGAAGGTTTAGGATTACCGTCAGGCGATACGTGGATATATTCCCGCCCAACCATCCAGCACTCTTTTCTGGCCCGGAGGATAGTTCCGGGTTTGAGCCCGGTAACCGCGATAAGAACGCTTTCACAAACCCACTCGTTAGGGGCTAACTGTAAAATATTGCTCATGGTTATTCATCCATTACCCTGGCTGCACCCAGGTGAAATTACAGATTGTTACTGATGGTCGGAATCAGCTTCTGCCATATCGCGGACACGTATTTTGCCTGGTGGCGCGCGTCGGCCAGTGCGTTATGCTGTTCACCTATAAATGGCATATCTTTTTTAGGATCGAAACCAATCGAACGACCTAGAGTAACCAGTGTTCTCACATCGTGATCATTCCAGAATGGCCACGGGCAGATTTTGCCGGCACGTTCATAAGCACCGCGTAAAATGACGTTGTCGAATGTAGCCCCGTTCCCCCAAACCTTCATGTACTTCATGTTATCCGCGTGGCGTCCGATGAACTGAGTCAGTTCAGATAATGCCGTCGTAATGGGCATAGCATCAACGCAAATAGCCGACCGCGCTTCCGGGCTTTGTCTTAACCACCATAGAATGGTATCGCCATCAGGAACGGCACCTTGTTCCATTGCGCTTTCAAGGCTAACGGCGGTATAGAACTCAGGTCCAATTTCACCACTTTGCGGATCGAAGAACACAGTACCGATGGAGACAACAGGCGCGTTAGGTTTTTTACCCATAGTTTCAAGGTCGATCATCAAGTTATTCATAAATTAGTTGTCCCCTGTTGCGGTGCTGCTACGAAAATGTTCAACGCCTTTATTCCAAATAGCCTTAATCGTCGTCCAACTGACAGGAACCTCAATCTTAATTCGCCCACTGCCGTCGCAGCTTTCACATTCCTCGTCGGCAAAGCATTCAGGACAGCTTATAAAAGTAGTTTCTAAAAACTCACCGGATAGCAAACTCTTAGCGCCGTTCTCAGCAGTTAGTTTCTTCGGCACCATAACCCAACCACCCGGAATTACCGGAGAGTTGCCAGAAAGCGGGATGTACTTAACTCCCCAGGCATCTGACGGGTCATTGCTACCCAGCATAAACAACGGAGCGTTAGGGTCGCGTTTGTCGTCGCTGTTGTAATCACTACGCAACCAGCCGATTACCTGCAACTCATCACGATTACTTACAGGTTGGCCACCCTGAAGCATGGCAGCACGACAGGCGTTCCACATGTCAGCAGCAATGCAGCACGCATATTCATCAGGGTTGGCCGTGGGCAGAATACTTTTAATGACCTTGTAATCTTGCTTAATGGCGGGCGGCACCACTGGCGCTCTCGGTCTGCCCTGGCTGTCCGCGGGTGTCGGCAACATCGCTTTGAATGCTTTGATACTGGCGTCATGCTCTGCGCGTTCTGCCGGCGTAAAGGTGTCAATTTTTGCGTAATAGTCGGCACGGCGTCGCAGTGCTGTCAGTAGTGTTTCTGTTTTGCATCCCTTGCCGATTATTAAGCCAGGCTTTAACTCAACCGAACACGGTAGCTTTTCTGGCACTACCGTCGCTGGCGGGGCAGCATATACCTCAATGACTCCATTATCGATGGGCCACTCGCCATCCTTGATATAATCCGAGGTTCCGCCCACCAGCTGATCGGCAATGTGGAAAGCGCCAATAGGTTCCGCTTCGAGCGATGCCAGTGCGATACGCGCCAGCTTCAATTCGAATATCTGCGCTTCCCACCCATTAGCTAAATCGGATTCAATTTGCTCAATGAATGCCTTAACTTCTTCTTTGGTAATAGTGGTCATGGGTTAGTCCTTAAACTGCCAATTGCAGTTGCATATTGAACCGGTCACGCTGTTCGCAGTACGCGAGAGAACCGGGGCTGTTATACGATTCAATGCGCTCGACCATTAATGCGGCGCGTGTCTCTTTGCTGGCCGGCGCATACGTTCCTGACCAGGCTTTATCAATGCCGATATTTCTGGCGACGTTCGTGCTGTCAGCGCTGGCTAACGGTAACTTTGTGAATATCAGCGGGTTTAGCATGCGCAATCCGTGTAATTTCGTAACCGGTTGGCCGTGCTCATCAATTACGTGGCGAATCAGGTCTTTCATTCTGGCAACCGCAAGGTTTGGGCGCTTAACGTCATAGTCTCCACAACTTCCTATCGCTACACGCGGATATTCGTTACACAACCTGATAAACCGCTCGTCACTCTCGTTCATATGCCATACCGGGACACCATAAAATTCCCCGTGCGGCCATTCATCCAGAAGAGCTTCGTTCTCATCCTCGCCGCCGTCGATGACGTCCGGGATGATGGCAAAATCGAATCCAGGGTGATTCTTCCAGCGCGCCACAAATTCGTAATAATCGCTCCAGTCGATTTTGTTTTTACCGGCTGCTTTCCATGCAGTGAATGCGCCGTTGTCCAGCGCGAATGACTGGCAGTATTCAGCCGCGAGGTTAATTTGTCCGGAGTGCGCGAAACTGATAAACGCATGGCGTCCTTTCCATGCCTTCATAGCACACGTATCAGGGGTAATAGGGCCGCCATGATAGTGAATCATCACGACTCCTTAACCTTGACGCCAGCGGTGCGTATTTCGTGTATCGCATTGTCATTACCAGCACACCACCCCTCGGCATAATCCCGGCTGAATCCGCTCATGTGCATGACTTCTCCAACGCTGAGTTTTGACAGGTTGACCTTCCGCGCCTCCAGTTCTGCTATGCGCTGACGAGCAGCCTCCAACTCAGAAATATCCTTTCCACGCTCAGCGATATTCTGCTTCGCCAGTCGACGCCAGGAATTGATTTGCTTAGCGGCTTCTTGGTGACCTTTCTCCAGTTGCTCAATGCGGTCCTGCTGCTGGTTGATATGGTCATCTTGGGCGACGTTGGCACGCTGCGCTTTCTCCAGTTCATCCAGCAGCGCTGTAATTATCTGTGCGGCGTGGCCACACTCATCAACGATAGAAACTGTTGTGCCGGTTTCAACGGCATCAACTTCAAACCGCAAATCGATATCGTCAGAATCAATATCACTCGCTTCAAATTGAGAGATGTATCCCATAGTGAATACAGATGCTTTTGCTTTGCTGACGAGCAGCGCCTGTTTATCGATGTTGCTCATTGGGCTACTCCTTTGCGAAGCTTCGCAGCAAAATCAGCCGCAACCTCTTTGACCATATTGGAAAGCAGGGTGCCCCCTCCGAATTTTTCTGAGAACATCTCCACACCCTGCGCCCGCACCTCAGCCAGAAACGCGTCGGTGGCTGGGGTCTCAGTGAAATCGTCCACCCACGTATCGCCAACGTCCTCGCACTCGCGACGACAATATTCGTTGAATTCGACCTCTGATTTTTTCAGAGCCGCATTCTCCGAAGCCAGCGCCGAAAACTTCTCGTGTGCCAACTTAACAACTGCATCAGCCTGCTTAAGTGACTCCATTGCTTTATCGTTATCCGCCGCCAACGCCGCGTATTTATCCTCAAGCTCCGCATAATCACTATGACGCACCATATCAGTACAGAATGATTCTCCTGTTATTGGTGGTGATAACTGGTCACTGACAATCGTGTATATTTTCACTTCTTTCATTTCTTCCCACTCCGCAACATTGCATTCAGATATTTGTTTTCATTCACTGATGGAAAACTCTTTCTCGCCAGCATTTCTTCGCGTGGAATATCGTTAATGGGCTTGAAGCGGTGTCGAATAATCATTTCCGATGGAAGGATTCCGGGGTCGTAGGACAAACCTCTCATGATGAATTCCTCAGTTATTGCTGGTAGCGCCGTAACGCGAACGGTAATTTTTAAGGCGCGGGTCTATTTCAATGAATTGGGTGTAAGTGGCTTTGCGGAATGGCCGGATGGATGTCTGGTAAATTCGTTCGCGCTCTTCTTTCTCTGCAAGCCATATACAGTGGCGAAATTCCTTTTCCTCTTTCGTTTCCTGCGGTAGCGACATTATCAAGTCGTAGTTTTTTCTGAATTTATCCAGCACCTCCGAGACGGAATTGCCGGAACAGCGGCGCGGGTCATCCGCACCATACAAAGGCGCTGGCATAATTTACTCCAGGGTAGGTTATCCGAATAATGTGGTACGTATAGGGTTATTTCTTTCGTAAACGTGATAGCCTGCTTTTTACCGACTCTTCACTTCGCCCGAGAATTTTTGCTACATTTCTTTGTGTATAGCCTGATGAGATAAGCGTCTGCATTCTTTTGTCTTCGTCGTCGCTCCATCTTGGCTTAACGAATGCCGTTTTTAATGACAGTTTTTTTGCTATGTAATAAAACTGATTTATGTTTAGGCCCAGATGTTCTGCTGCACGGCAAGCTACCATGCGACCGCAAACTGACTCCATCTCAGCTGGAGTTATGTTTAATCTTCTCATTAAGCCACCTGTTTAAGCTCATTTATTCTGATATTCATTACCTGAACGCATTTATCCTGCGCCTCCTCGTTGCCAGCCAATAATTGCCAGTCATGCTGATAACGCTCGATGAGTTTTTTCTTATCAGTTTCTTTCGAAGCATAATCGCTGAAGTCTTTCAGGATTTGTTCGCAGTCAACCGATGGAGATTTCTGGTTGGTATTTTCTGGTGATGGTTGATTGCATAATGCTGGCATGGCCCAGTCCGGCAGCGATGGAGGGAGCCAGTAAAATCCTGTTCCATCCTTCAGTTTGGCCCTGTGCCATCCTTGTTTCTTATCACTGGATATCTGCGCAAAACCTTCCTCAAGGTTATACAGATACCGACCAATTCCCCACTGAACGGCAGCACGCTTCATTGCGCCGGAGCGACCACCTTTGACGGCTTCTACCTGTGTGTTTTCAGCAGCATCCCATTTAGTTACCCATTCGGAATCAATCTTGATTGATATGCCGCATTCAACGCCACCGTTGTTGGGAATATCGCGGTATTCATTGCGCCATCCTGCTTTGCCGCAAACATCGTCCAGGCGTTTCATGATTGCCCTGTTTGTGACATAAGCCAGCACCAAAGCCCACACTTTGCCATCGCGTGTTTTACCGCTTTGCTGTATTCGCCACTCAATATCTTCAGCTGCGAACGGTTCATCTAACTGATCCAGATTCATGAGTAATACCCCGCAAATTCATCCCAGCTAATAACCGGATTCTGCCGTTCTGCGGCTAAGTTAATTTGCTGCTCCACTTCCTCATCAATTTCAGGAGAAATGAGAGCAATAAATTCTTCATCATCAAAATCATGCAACATGACGCGCCTCCCATTCTTCGTCCTGCCACTTATCCCAACCAAGAGCTATTCCGGCAGCCCATGTATACGCATCAGACATTCCCTGTTTTGTATCCGGAAATACTTTCTCATATAGCTTGTTGAACTCCCTGTTTCCTTGCTGAACAAGAATTGTTCCATTAACAGGCGTAATGGTCATGGCGCGGCACTCCTGGCTGATTAAGAATTTCACCGAGACGTTTCCATCCGGCCCGTAATTTTCTGGTTATACGCTCTAAAAGTGATTCATTAAGTTGGGCGATACCCATGACGGCACCGCCCGCGATAGCAAATGTCATCGTGGGATTCTCCATTTTTATTTATTGGTATAGCGAAAACGCCTCGATATGAAGCGCTGTGGATATGCGATAAAAAAGCCGCCCTGACTACGAGCGGCAAATAACATCAAGGGATGATTTTTCGATTAACCAGAACGAGTCGTCGTCCTCGTTTGGTTACGAGCGATATTGCTCACAATGACCACTATTAAAATGGTCATTAGGTGCTTATTCGCTGACAAATTTGGTAAGACTTTCGTGTAGCGAAACCAAAATTTCATCATCAAACCCATCAAGTAATGCTTGTTCGATAAGTTTGATAATTTCTGATGCTTGCTCTTTATTTATTTCCATCACTCCTCCCCAAGAGCCTTGCTGATGGCTGAGCGAGCTTTTCTCTCAGCGTTTGAAATATCTTTAGAACTACCATTTGACCAGGAGTTGAGAAGCAATTGTAGCGCTTCCAATAACTCCGGAGCTGCTGCTATCAAGTGTGCATTGGCCTCACATTCAGCTACGCGATTTTCGTCATGGGTCATGATAAAACCAAGCTGCAACCCAGCTCTATCTTGCCTGCAAATGCGTACATCCTTTCCGCTCCAAGGACCTGGCGTACCTTTAAACTTTTTCATATTCACCTCTGTGTCTCGCTGCCAAAAATACGCTTACTCAGTTACTTCATCTGCATATTCTTTACTTGTTAACCAATCCGGGCGTTCACCTTTACCAATATAGAAGTCGATAATGTCCAGAAGACGTGGATAAAATTTAAGAGCTTTACGACCATCCATCTCAGCAATTTCCTGCTTACTATATTTTCTCCATTCCTCAACTGTGTGGTTCTGGCATCCTGCTCGTACATATTCACCGTTCGTTATACTTATGAAGTATTTCTCACCCAGGATTACGAAAGTTAGATCAGGCAGGTCGGCACCGCGCAGGTCGGCACCGCGCAGGTCGGCACCGCACAGGTTGGCACCGCGCAGGTCGGCACCGCGCAGGTCGGCACCGCACAGGTTGGCATCGCGCAGGTCGGCATCGCGCAGGTTGGCACCGCGCAGGTTGGCACCGCACAGGTTGGCACCGCACAGGTTGGCATCGCGCAGGTTGGCATCGCGCAGGTTGGCACGCGCAGGTTGGCACCGCCAGGTTGGCACCGCACAGGTTGGCACCGCAGGTTGGCATCGCGCAGGTTGGCATCGCGCAGGTTGGCACCGCGCAGGTTGGCACCGCACAGGTTGGCACCGCACAGGTTGGCATCGCGCAGGTTGGCATCGCGCAGGTTGGCTCTCGATCCGCTCTCACGCATTGAGGTAATCCACACCTTGTGCTCTTCAAGAATCTTCGATAAATCTGCTGAATTCATGTTGTTATTCCTTAAATTTTGGCAATAAAAAAGGCCGCATTGCGACCTGATTAGATGATTGCTGCCTGAATAATTATCTAGCGGTAATTTGCCCACACTTACGATGACCAGCCGCGTAAAGTGCTACGTCTGGAAGAAGTACAGATCCTCCTTCAACTTCCTTCTGACGCGTTCCGGCAAGCGAAATGGCTTTGGTAACGCGGTCAATTCTTTTGGCTTTAACTTCCTGAGAAGCATCAGGAGCATCGCAGCCAAAAATTGAATCGATGATATTGCAGATGGTGTCGCGCTCCATTGCGAGCTTCCTGCGCCGCTCACGACGGCGAGTTTTAGCATTGCCTGCAAACGTTGACTTCCCGTAGGTGATAACCGTCATGATTTAATCCTCATGTGAAATGGCTTTGGTGGTGTGACCAGACTTGAACTGGTGACGCGATTCCACGGCTTAGCCCACGAATCCGCTCTACCTGCTGAGCTACACACCGCCAAACCCATCTCGTTTGGTATCTGTTCGCGCTTTGTCAGCGCATCATCGAAGTTAAAGAGCGTTGCCTTTCCGTTTGGCTACCAGCGTCCTGCTGATGGCTAAACAATACAAAATGTACTTAACATTGTCAATACAAAATGTACTGAAAATTGATAAATAAATACTATGTGTATGAAATTGAATGGAAAAAATATTTTGGTATTAAAAAACCCGCATAAGCGGGCTAGGGGAGGGAATTGTTAGAGGCCTTGCCATTTTGCTTCAATGACAACACCGATAATGCGGCAATTTCCGTTTATGGGGATCATGTGATAGCTGGGGTTTAACGGTTTAAGATATTTCTGTCCAGCGTCAACAATATATTTCTTGAAGGTTGCCTCGTTTTCAGACTCAAGCTTTGCCACCACGAGTCTTCCATTAGTCGGTTCGATAGCCGGATCAACAAGAATTTGCATTCCTTCCGGTATGCTTAATCCTGTGGGAGATGTCATAGAGTCGCCACGAACGGTTAGCCAGAATGACCTTTCGCTTGCATGTGCAGTTGTCTCAGGCCACACCTCTATTTCTCGGAGTTGGTAAGGTTCAATAGCCTCACACCAGTTACCTGCGCTCACCCAGCTAATCAGGGGAAATCTCCTTATTTCTGTGTGTGGACGAGGACTTGAAACATTGTTCAGGTTGGAGTCTGGATAATCAACCATCCCATCAGAACTTAATACTAGCTCCTTCAATCCTAGCTGCTTCATGATCGCTGCAATATCTTCAATACTTGGTTCGCGGCGGCCATTAAGCCAATGACCTATCGCCCCCTGAGTCTTACCGAGAGCTTCAGCAAGTTTATCCTGGGTTAGGCCTATTTGTTTCATTCTGGCTTTCGCCAGCTCATTCCACGGTGTCTTCATGCGCCGATTATTACGAGATGTATTGACTGTGACAACACACATATTGTATTAATTACCTTGCTTTTATTTAGTACGAAATGTATTATTAAGTTACGTACCATCCTGAGGAGATATACCGATGAGCAATCTTCGGAAAATCCGGGAAACCATGAAGGTATCCCAGGCCGTTCTGGCCGAAAAGGTTGGGTGTACTCAGGGAGCAATTGGTCATTACGAATCAGGGCGACGCCATCCTGATTTGAGAATGTGCCGCCAGCTCGTAGAGGCGCTCAACAGTTTTGGCGCGAATGTTCAGTTAGACGATGTGTTCCCACCTGAACTTAATGCTGCCTAAGTAGTACCGCTCTTTACCAATCTGAACCGCCGACAACGCGGTAAATCTATTAAGCGGATTTGCGTGTATTTGCGAATCCAACTCTATCTAATTTCTAAGGAATATTTTGAATGAACGTAGTTGCAACTAAAAGCAAGAAGGCGGCTCGCATTGAGTCCACTTTACTCAACAAGTTAGCCATGATGGGACAGAAGACATTCGCTAAAGCTATGGGTGTTCCTGAATACCAGGTAAGCCGATGGAAGAACGGTTTCTTCTCTCAGGTCAGCATGATGCTTGCGGTTCTGGAGTATGGAATCGAAGACGAGGAAATGGCAGAGCTCACCAGGCGACTTGCTACCTACCTGACAAAAGAAAAAGCCCCGAAGAACGGCGAATTCTTCGAGGCCTGATGTAGAAATACTGGATCAATCCACAGGAGTAATTATGCCAAAACAACTCAGTCCTGACCAGGACAAATTACACAAAAACATACTACGTGATCGGTTCTTATCCAGCTTCAAACAGCCTGGTCGATTTCGGGCTGAGTTGGAGAAAGTGAAGCTAATACTGAAGAGGAAAGGTCATGAGTAATCTTGCAACAGTTACACCGATAAAACCTCATCTGGAGGTTGTGGAGCATCGCGTGGCAGAACTCGACGATGGCTACACCCGGACTGCAAATACACTGCTGGAAGCTGTCATGCTTTCTGGGCTTACTCAACATCAGCTACTGATTGTTATGGCTGTGTGGCGCAAGACATACGGTTATAACAAAAAAATAGATTGGATCGGAAATGAACAGTTCGCTGAACTCACTGGCATGGCGCCAACCAAATGTTCTACCGCCAAAAACGAGCTTATCAGAATGGGGGTTCTCACTCAGGTGGGGCGTCAGGTTGGTATGAATAAAAATATTTCCGAGTGGAAGACGAAGGTTAACGGATTCGGTAAAACATTTACCAGATCGGTAAAACTAACCTTCACCAAATCGGTAAAAACCAATTTACCGAATCAGTCAAACACAAAAGACAATAAATACAAATACCCCCTTACCCCCTAACGGGGGCGGCAATGGGCAGGTTAAACCTGAACGTCGCAAGGCAGAACGAATCGACTATGAATCCTTCCTGAACGCCTACAACACCGAAGTTGGTGACAGACTTCCACATGCTGTTTCTGTCAACGAGAAACGGAAACGCCGCCTGAAGAAAATCATCCCGCAACTGAAAACGCCAAACGTGGACGGTTTCAGGGCGTATGTCAGGGCGTTTGTGCATCAGGCCAAGCCGTTTTACTTCGGAGACAACGACACAGGCTGGACGGCTGATTTTGATTACCTGCTGAGGGAAGATTCGTTAACGGGAGTTCGGGAAGGGAAGTTTGCAGACAGGGGGATTGCATGAGACAGGATATCGAAGCGAGCGTTATCGGTGGCTTGCTGATTGGTGGATTAACACCAACCGCGAGTGACGTTCTGGCAACTCTGGAGCCTGAAGCATTCTCAATTCCGATTTACCGGAAAGCTTTTGAAGTTATTCGAAAGCAGGCAAGAAACAGGAATCTGATTGATGGACTGATGGTAGCCGAGGAGTGCGGGGATGAATACGCAACGGCGGTGATGATGACTGCGCGGTCATGTCCCAGTGCTGCAAACCTGAAAGGTTATGCCGGAATGGTTGCAGACAGTTATCAACGGCGTCAGGTTTTACAGCTACTGGATGAGATGCGAGAGCCAATCAGTAACGGCACGCTGGATGCTTCAGGTAGAGCGATGGACGATCTAGTTAAGCGCCTTTCAGCCATCAGAAAGCCACGTGACGAGGTTAAACCTGTGCGACTGGGGGAAATTATCAGTGATTACACTGACACGCTTGACAGGCGTCTGAGGAACGGAGAAGAGTCGGATACCCTGAAGACCGGAATCGAAGAGCTTGACGCTATCACCGGAGGGATGAACGCAGAAGACCTTGTGATTATTGCTGCTCGTCCAGGTATGGGTAAAACCGAACTGGCGCTGAAGATAGCCGAAGGCGTTGCAAGTCGCGTTATTCCTGGTTCTGGCGTCCGGCGCGGTGTGTTGATTTTCTCGATGGAAATGAGCGCCATTCAGGTTGTTGAGAGAGGGATTGCCGGCGCAGGAATGATGTCGGTCAGTGTGCTGCGTAACCCGTCACGTATGGACGATGAAGGATGGGCGAGAGTTGCAAGCGGGATGAAGTTGCTGGCAGATCTGGATGTGTGGGTAGTTGACGCATCGCGTTTGTCTGTCGAAGAAATCAGGTCCATTTCCGAACGCCACAAGCAGGAACATCCTAATCTGTCACTGATTATGGCTGACTATCTCGGGCTAATTGAGAAACCAAAGGCGGAACGTAATGACCTTGCCATAGCACATATCTCCGGTAGCCTGAAAGCGATGGCGAAAGACCTGAAAACTCCAGTTATCTCCCTAAGCCAGCTCTCCCGCGATGTTGAGAAGCGGCCAAACAAGCGCCCGACAAACGCAGACTTGCGTGATTCAGGAAGCATTGAACAGGACGCAGACTCAATCATCATGCTCTATCGGGAAGCGGTATATGACGAGAACAGTAGCGCCGCGCCATTTGCTGAAATCATCGTGACGAAAAACCGTTTTGGCTCGCTTGGTACGGTTTACCAGCGGTTCTGCAATGGACACTTTGTTGCATGTGACCAGGACGAAGCCAGACAGATTTGCACGGCATCAAATGCACCTGCTGGACGCAGAAAGCGATATGCACAAGGGGCTGACGTATGACCATCTACATCACTGAGCTAATAACAGGCCTGCTGGTAATCGCAGGCCTTTTTATTTGGGGGAGAGGGAAGTGTGGCTGACTGGCAAATTCCAATCATCATTCTTGCCGGAGCTTCGCTGGTTGCTGGCTTTATCCTGCTGAAGAAGCATAAAGACCGTGATCAAAAAGTCGAAGTTCTCTATGGGTATCCAGCGAACAGCACAACATGGCTGACCATTTACCACTACCGAAAATCAGGCCGCTGGGTATTCGAATGGGATGATCTGTTCGCTGAAAAGCGACCAAAGTCATGGGGAGACATCAGCGAATGCATGATGTTTGAAGAAAGAAAATCCGGCGCAACCCGAGAAGAGTTTAACGAAGCGTGGGCGCGATTAAGTGAGAGAGGGTATTTGTGAGCAAGTACGAAAAATTAGATCAAAACATTCTTTCAATGCTGAGTGAAAGACCAACACCTGTTTTTGATATCTGGCTTAAATGGCGGAGCAATGGAATGTATATCGAAACCATCGATCGCCGTATGCAATACCTGAGAAAGAAAGGGCTTGTTGCAAATGTGCGTGGGAAGGGTTGGGTGAAAATTAACCTGTCATAACGGGGATTGATATGGACGAATCAAGAAAGGCTTTCGAGCAATGGTTCCAGAGCAAATACAAATGCACTATGGAAACGATGAAGGTTATGCAAATCAAAGTCGAACTTGCTTGGGAGGCATGGCAGGCCAGCCGTGAAGCTATCGAGATAAAGCTCGATGACAAAGTAATGGTTGAGGATGAGTTCGACAAAGGCCACAACTGCGCAATCGACTATTGCGCTGATTCCATCCGCGCCGCCGGAATCAAAGTGAAGGAGTGAGTATGAGCAAAGTATCACGAGGAATGAAAATATCGCTTATTTTCATCCTTAATCCGCATCGTATCTTTTTGGCTTCAGCAGTATGGCTGTCATATTTTGTTTATTGGTTAGCAGATAAATTGGATGATTTTGCGAGATGGCTTGAGAATTTTGCGAATGCGAGGTTTGAGTCATGGCCGCTTATCGGAGAGAGGATGTCTGACGAATTAAACCGGTATTACGCGGATAAGCGCAAGGAGAAGAGCAGGAGGGCAAGTGAAGCAATTATTCCTGCTTCGCAACGAAGCAATCAGAAATAACGCCATAGACGCCATTCTCTCACTACCCATCGACGACAAGTCACCCCACGAAGTCCACGTCCAAGAACCTAAGCGAACCAAAGCGCAGAACGACCGTATGTGGCCGATGCTTCAGGACGTCTCCCGTCAGGTGCTTTGGCATGGTCAACGACTGTCTCCGGAAGACTGGAAAGACATCTTCACCGCGCTGTGGCTCAAGACTAAAAAACTGGAGCAAAGAAGCGTACCAGGTATTGATGGCGGTGTTGTTCTTCTTGGGGTGCGTACCAGCAAGATGAGGAAGGCGAGCATGACAGAGCTTATCGAAATTATGTTCTGGTTCGGCTCAGAACGTAACGTGCGATGGAGTGATGATTCCCGGCGAGAGTACGAGTGGTCACAACGAACAGGGAGAGTTGCATGAAACACTGCTACCGCTGCGGAGAAAGCAAAGACGATTATCGATTCCGGCCAAATCAACTTTATTGGCACCAATGGTGTATCAGATGTGAGCGGTCGCCAGTAGGTAATTTCCCGCTTCCAGAGACGAAGGAGGACGTATGGCACGACAGCGACGAAGTATCACCGACATAATCTGCGAAAACTGCAAATACCTTCCAACGAAACGCTCCCGAAATAAACGCAAGCCAATCCCAAAAGAATCTGACGTAAAAACCTTCAACTACACGGCTCACTTGTGGGATATCCGGTGGCTAAGACATCGTGCGAGGAAATGACAATGCTTTTAATTCAACCAGGATTTGGCCTGAGCATCAAAAAAGGGCACATGTTTGGCGAGAAAGAGTCTCAACGAAAAATGGTGTCTATCCGGTTGCCATTTATCAGTATTTATTGGCTAAACAGGGAGGCAACAAATTATTGGTATACATGCGCGCGTTCCGCATTTAATGACCCCGACTGGTTTATTGAAAACCATCATGCAGTTCGTCAGGCGAAACGAAAATCCACCATAACAAAAATGAAAGCGTATCGGGACGCTTGGGAAGAACATAGAAATCGATACCAAAAGGACATTGAAAAGCTGGAATCAGAAAACACTGAGCTAAAACGAAGACTAGGGGAAGCGAAAAGGGATATTGATGCCTATAAGCGGCTTGTAGGTGGTGATAGCCATGCTTAGCCCAACTCAAATCATGCAATACCAGAAAGAAAGCGTCGATCGAGCTTTAACGTGCGCTAACTGCGGTCAGAAGCTGCATGTGCTGGAAGTTCATGTATGTGAAGCGTGCTGCGCAGAACTGATGAGCGATCCGAATAGCTCAATGTACGAGGAAGAAGACGATGGCTAAACCAGCGCGAAGACGATGTAACCGTAAAAGAGAAGATTTAACTGTTAAAAGGATATTTGAGTTACTAAGTTTCGATAAATCTACCGGGGTATTTAGATGGAAAGTTCCCACTCAGGGAAGGATAGCATTAAATAGTGTTGCTGGAACTTTTGATTCCAACGGTTATTCAATGATCATGATAGATGGGCGTAGATATAAAACTCACGTCTTAGTTTTTTACATAACTCATAATCGTTGGCCTGCTGGTCAAATTGACCACGTTAATGGAATTAGGACCGACAATAGGCCAGAAAATTTAAGAGAATGCCTGCCAATAGAAAATTCAAGAAATATAAGGATCCGAAAGAATAGCAAATCAGGTTGCAGAGGAGTTACTTGGCACAAACGACAGAAAAAATGGAATGTTAGGCTAGGTTTCCATGGCAAGAGTAAACACTTCGGATGCTTTGATGATCTGGAGTTAGCGGTACTAGTTGCTGAAGAAGCCCGAGATAAGTATTACGGTGATTTTTCCGGCAACGAAAGGAGCACTTATGCGAATCTATCGAAGGAAATGTAAATGTTGCAATGAATGGTTTATACCAAAATATCAAAATCAATATTGGTGTAATGAGATTTGTGGAACCAAGATAGCACTCGAACGACGAAGCAAAGAGCGCGAAAAAGCAGAAAAAGCAGCAGAGAAGAAACGACGACGAGAGGAGCAAAAACAGAAAGATAAACTGAAGATTCGAAAACTCGCCTTAAAGCCCCTCAGTTACTGGATTAAACAAGCCCAACAAGCCGTAAACGCCTTCATCAGAGAAAGAGACCGCGACTTACCATGTATCTCGTGCGGAGCGCTCACGTCTGCTCAGTGGGATGCCGGGCATTACCGGACAACTGCTGCTGCACCTCAACTCCGATTTGATGAACGCAATATTCACAAGCAATGCGTGGTGTGCAACCAGCACAAAAGCGGAAATCTCGTTCCGTATCGCGTCGAACTGATTAACCGTATCGGGCAAGAAGCAGTAGACGAAATCGAATCAAACCATAACCGCCATCGCTGGACTGTCGAAGAGTGCAAGGCGATCAAGGCGGAGTATCAGCAGAAACTTAAAGACCTGTGTGAAAGCAGAAGTGAGGCAGCATGACTCCATCTATCAAAACCATCCCAGAGTTACTCATTGAGACATACGGAAACCAGACAGAAGTAGCCAGGCGATTATCTTGCCATCGCAACACAGTAAGGCGTTATCTGTACGACAAAGAAGCCAGGTATCACGCCATCGTTAACGGCGTTTTAATGATTCATCAGGGCGGGAGAGGTATTTATGACCGTAACCAGCATTAACCAGGCGAAACAGCAGCGTGAACGTGACGAAGCTGAATTGCACAGCATCAGAGAGATGACGGAGCAACACCAGAAGGCGATGGATTATCTGCATGAGCGAGAGCGTGAACTGGTGAACCGGCTTGGATTGAACAAGCCGGCGGGAGGCGATGCTGCATGAGACTCGAAAGCGTAGCTAAATTTCATTCGCCAAAAAGCCCGATGATGAGTGACTCACCGCGGGCTACGGCTTCTGACTCTCTTTCCGGTACTGATGTGATGGCTGCTATGGGGATGGCGCAATCACAAGCCGGATTCGGAATGGCTGCATTCTGCGGTAAGCACGAACTCAGCCAGAACGACAAACAAAAGGCTATCAACTATCTGATGCAATTTGCACACAAGGTATCGGGGAAATATCGCGGTGTGGCAAAGCTTGAAGGAAATACTAAGGCAAAGGTACTGCAAGTGCTCGCAACATTTGCTTATGCTGATTATTGCCGTAGTGCTGCGACGCCGGGAGCAAGATGCAGAGATTGTCACGGTACAGGCCGGGCGGTTGATATTTCCAAAACTGAGCAGTGGGGAAGAGTTGTTGAGAAGGAGTGCGGAAGATGCAAGGGCGTCGGCTATTCAAGGGTGCCGGCAAGCGCCGCATATCGCGCCATAACGATGCTAATCCCAAACCTTACCCAACCCACCTGGTCACGCACTGTTAAGCCGCTGTATGACGCTTTGGTGGTGCAATGCCACAAGGAAGAGTCAATCGCAGACAATATTTTGAATGCAGTCACGCGTTAATAGCATGATTGCCACGGATGGCAACATATTAACATCATGATATTGACTTTTTGAATAAAGTTGGGTAAATTTGACTCAACAATGGATAAATGCACTCGTTAAATAAAGCCCTGAGTTTAACCGCTCGGGGCTTTTAGCGTTTTAAGCACGACATTTCTGAAAGCGCCCTATCACCAATCACCAGAACACATCCAGATACACTTGCTCATTCGTGGCGACGGGGTAGGGCGTTTTACACAAAAGAAAACCCAGCACTATGGCTGGGATTCGTGAAAATGGGCGGCAAGAGACTGCGCTAACAGCCTCCTGCCTGATTTGCTCATGCCATTAGTCACGAACAAACCACGTTACCGCAAATGTATCCTGGATTTGTTCTGATCACCATCATACCTAATCCCAATTTGAACAAATCCTCCTGATGTTCTGGAGGTTGGAATGAAAAATATGGCAGATAAAGTAACCACTGCCGCTGCTTACACCACATCCGGGGCAACCTTTCTGGCGGGAAGTATGTCATTAAATGAATGGCTGGCTCTCGGCGGTTTCGTTCTGGCAGTATTTACATTCGCCATTAATCTCCATTACCAACGAAAACGAGATCGCCGAGAAGAAAACGCTCTACGGATGCAGCATGGAGACCAGCGCAATGAGTCAAATAATCCCCCTGCTTAACTTCGAAGAGGGTTATCGTGAGAAACCCTACATTGATACCGAAGGATATCCGACAGTGGCTTGCGGTATCAGAATTGGCCCTAAAGGCGCTTCGTTAAGCAATTACACTTTCACCGTTCCTCGAGATGTTGGCGATGCATGGCTTGAATCATTCGTCAAAACCACCATCAGTAAGATGAACACCAACCCCTCCATTGTAGCTGCAATGAAATCCTGCAACCCAGCACGCCGAGACATCCTGATAAGCATGGCTTACCAGATGGGGGTAAGTGGTCTTGCTGGGTTCAAGAATACGCTGGCAATGGTCGCAGAAGGAAACTATGCAGGCGCAGCTAACGGAATGCTATCAAGCCTGTGGGCTAAGCAAACACCTAATCGCGCTAAACGTCATGCTGAGGTGATGCGCACTGGTGAGATGGCTGCATATGCGGGGCTGCTATGAAACTTCGACTTGTTGATGATTGGCGTCACTGGTGGAGATGGAACTCAACAAAGGTGATTGTAGCTCTTGGAGCCCTACCAACTATCTGGTTTGAGCTTCCTCCCGAGTGGAAAGCTGAGATCCCCTCAAGCTGGATGCGAATTGGTGCCATTGTCCTGATGGTTGTTGGCGTCCTGTCGAGGATGACATTACAGAAGCCACCAAAGGATAAGAGGAATGGGAAATGACCAACCTAATCGCATCAGGCTGGCAATACATCTTAGGCATCGTTGGTATTGTCGTTGCTGTTCTGGCTGCATGGTTATCTGGAAGGAGCAAGGGGGCAACAGATGCCAAAGCTAAGGCTGATGTTGAGTCAGCTAACCAGACCGTTAAGCAATCACAAGCCGCCAGTAATAAGCAAGCCTCAATCATTAAGGTTGCCAAAGATGCAGACCAAACGAATCAGTCTCTTTCTGATAACGCTGCTCGTGACCGCATGCGGAAATCAAAGTACCACTCCGACGATTAAATACATCAACGTTGATTCAGCCTGCACAGCTTTCGGACCAATCATCACTCACGGCGCAGACCCTGACGTGATGGATGCCAGGACGGTGAAGGCAATCAACGCCCACAACGACAAGTGGGATTCACTATGCGAAAACGAGGGAGAGATATAGAATCCCATAGTCTCTCCTCTGGACTTTAAACGTAGCAAATTCTCACCGCCTCGCATTTGCGGGGCTTTTTTGTGTCCGCAGTAAACGCGCATCGCAGCGCATATAAACCCCGAGTCTTTCAGAAAGCTGAGCCTGAGAACTGCCGTATATGGTGGCGACCATCTCGGGGCGGCTTTTCTGTGCGAACAGGCTCATCTTTCTGAAAGGTAAGACGCTATGAATATCGTTCCACTAAATTACAAAGGCGAACCTATCCGCTTCAATACTGATGGCTGGATTAATGCCACTGATATTGCAAAACGTTTCGGTAAGCGTCTGGATCACTGGTTGTCCAACGCTGAAACTCTCGAATACGTTAGAGCATTGGATGAGGTTTATTCAGGTGAACCATCGAAAATTCTACATACCCGTGATTCCGGGTATGTAAAAACAAGCAAGGCACGAAAGGACAGGGGCGGCGGAACATGGCTGCATCCAAAGTTATCAGTTGCCTTTGCAAGATGGTGCGATCCGAAATTCTCCGTCTGGTGCGACCTGCACATTGATAGCCTGCTTCGTGGTGAACTGACTGAGCAGCAGAAATATGAGCAAGCGTGTCGCATTCGTGATGACCGGAAATCAAAAGCCAGCAATGGAGCAAGAGAGATGGCTCGCTGGCGATGGGATAAGCCGGTCATTGAAGCCAATGTTGAGTTCTGGCGCGAGCAACTACAGTTGACTCTCGATATCGCGTGCTGATGGTAAACGCAAAACTGCGTTATCGGAAAAATCAAAGAATTACGAGAACTGCTAAACGGCTATCCATTACAAAGCCTATCTACGGGTGGGCTTGATAATGAAACCTGAGTTTATTCCAGGTCATCAGTTTACAGCAGTACAGCGACATAACCCAAGCCAGAAAGTGGGCTAAATAACAGCGTTGTATCGTCGCAGTATCACCGCATTAACAATGACCGCAGCCCTCAATGGGAAATCCTTCTGCGTGAGTGTGCAATGATAATCAATAACGATGCATACCGGGGTTTGCAGCTTTTACGATGGCTGGTTTATCCCTCATTGCTCGCCATCTCGATGCGGGGGTAGAAGAAATCGAGAGTGTTTTACAGAGCTTTCTATCGTAAAGGCTCGATAAAGCAGAATATGTTTTATGTGTGCCTGTAGGCATGATACTCAATAACTAGTGGAATATTCCAATATGACAGGTCTGACAATTAAGCAAGAGGCTTTCTGTCAGGCATACATCGAAACGGGTAATGCTTCTGAGGCTTATCGGACGGCGTATGCTGCTGACAAGATGAAGCCGGAGGCAGTACATGTTCAAGCATGTAAGTTGCAGGATAACCCTAAGATAGCCCTAAGGATAAAAGAATTGAGGGGCGAGATTAAGCAACGCCATAACGTCACCGTCGATTCTCTCCTCGCTGAACTGGAAGAGGCCAGACAAAAAGCCTTAAGCGCCGAGACGCCACAATCATCTGCAGCTGTAGCGGCGACAATGGGTAAGGCTAAGCTGGTCGGCCTTGATAAGCAGATTATCGATCACACCTCATCTGATGGAACTATGGCAACGAAGCCAACCACTATTCGCCTGGTAGGAGTTGACCCAGCCAATGGAAAGCCAAGTTGACCTCCAGATACCTGCCAAGTTAGTTCCTGTATTCGCGACAGAAGGAGTCCGTTATCGTGGTGCTCACGGTGGACGTGGATCTGCTAAGACGCGTACTTTTGCACTAATGACTGCCGTCAAAGCGTATCAAGCGGCAGAAGCCAATATCAGTGGAGTTATCCTGTGCGCTCGAGAATACATGAACTCGCTGGAAGAATCCTCCATGGAGGAGGTAAAGCAGGCAATTCGCTCCGTGGCGTGGCTTGACGATTACTTCGACATTGGAGAGAAATACATCAGGACAAAGAACCGCAAGGTCAGCTATGTATTCTGCGGTCTTCGCCATAACCTAGACAGCATCAAATCAAAAGCGCGAATTCTTGTAGCCTGGGTTGACGAGGCCGAGTCTGTTTCTTCGACTGCGTGGAAAAAGCTTCGCCCGACCGTTCGTGAAGAAGGCTCAGAAATCTGGGTTACGTGGAACCCGGAGAAGGACGGCAGCGCCACCGACAAACTTTTCAGAAAGAATCCCCCAAAAAGCTCAATGATTGTCGAGATGAACTATGTCGACAATCCATGGTTCCCTGCGGTGCTTGAGGAAGAGCGACAGGAAGACCTGGCAAACCTTGATTACGCAGATTACGCGTGGATATGGGAAGGCGCATATCTCGAAAACTCAGATAAGCAGGTGCTGGCTAACAAATACGTCGTGCAGAGCTTCGAAGACAATCTATGGAGAAAATCAGAGCGCTTGCTGTTCGGTGCTGACTTCGGATTCGCGAAAGACCCCAGCACACTCATTCGCATGTTCATTCTGGATAACAACCTCTACATCGAATACGAGGCCTACGGCAATGGCGTAGAACTCGACGATATGTGGAAGTTTTACGCAGGCAAAACCGATGCCACGCCGAAACAGCTTGAGGACTGGAAGGTCACTGACGATACGAAATTCCCCGGTATCCCTGAATCACGTAAATGGCCCATCAAAGCCGACAACTCCAGGCCAGAAACTATCAGCCATATCAAAGGGCAGGGATTCAACATCTCAGCTGCTCAGAAATGGCAGGGTAGCGTAGAGGACGGCATCACTTTCCTACGTGGATTTAAGAAGATCATCATCCATCCTCGCTGCAAAGAAACAGCGAAAGAGGCGCGGCTTTACTCGTACAAAACAGACCGTATCACTGGCGAAGTCTTGCCGATTATCGAGGATAAGTACAACCACTGCTGGGATGGAATCCGATACGGTCTGGACGGGTATATCAAACGCAAACCTCAATCGATGGGGATGATGATTCCTAAGCGCCTTAGGGGGAAATAATCATGAAAAACAAATGCAAATGCCCTGGCTGCGAACGCAAAAGAAAAGGCGGGCCGGGTTATCAGCCATGTGCCACCAAATATCCTGCCAGGGGAATTGCTCCACCACCTAAACGACCATAACGGACAATCCATGACTGACAAATTAACACTAGCCGTCAATCACGCGCTGAATGACGTCAGGCTTGCTCGCGCCCGCATGGGGCTACTTTATCCTTCAATGGGTTTGGACGCTAAGCGTAATTCAGCCTGGTGCGAATACGGATTCAAAGAAGAATTAACCTTCGATGACCTTTACAAGCTCTACCGCCGCGGTGGTATAGCTCACGGTGCCGTAGAAAAGCTTGTTGGTAAATGCTGGCAGTCAAACCCTGAAATCATTGAGGGTGAAAAGTCAGATGAAACACGCATGGAAACGTCGTGGGAGTCCAAAACTAAGCAGGTTTTCACTAACCGACTTTGGCGCGCGTTTCTTGATGCTGATCGGCGACGTCTCGTTGGCCGCTATGCAGGAATTCTCCTGCATATTCGAGATAATAAAGCGTGGAATCTGGAACCAACGAAAGGGCGTGGTCTGGAAAAAGTAAGTATTGCATGGGCCGGTTCACTGAAAGTCAGCGAATGGCATGACGGAGTGGTTTCAAAGAATTATGGTCAGCCGAAGATGTGGCAGTACACAGAGATTCTACCCAATGGTTCCTCTCGCCGTGTCGACATCCACCCTGGTCGAGTTTTCATTCTTGGTGACTATACAGACGATGCGATCGGTTTCCTTGAGCCTGCATACAACGCTTTTGTCAGTCTGGAGAAGGTGGAAGGTGGTTCCGGTGAGTCGTTCCTGAAGAACGCTGCACGCCAGCTTAACGTCAACTTTGAAAAGGAAATCGACTTCAATAATCTGGCGTCGCTGTATGGCGTGAGTATCGATGAGCTACAGGAAAAGTTTAACGAAGTTGCCGGGGAAATTAACCGGGGTAACGATGTGTTAATGACCACGCAGGGGGCGACAGTTACACCACTTGTCACTGCCGTAGCAGACCCAACAGCAACCTACGACGTTAACCTCCAGACAGCTTCCGCTGGCGTAGATATTCCGACTCGCATTCTCGTAGGTAATCAGCAGGCCGAGCGTTCCAGCACAGAGGACCAGAAGTACTTCAATGCTCGCTGCCAGTCCCGACGAGGCGAATTGTCATTCGAGATTGAGGACTTCTGCGACAAGTTGATTAACCTCGGCATTATCGACCCGATAGGCCATAAAACAGTTATTTGGGACGACCTTAATGCGCAAAGCGATAGTGAAAAACTGGATGCCGCGCAGAAGATGTCGCAGATAAACAGCGCATCATTAGCAACAGGCGAGCAGGTATTTACTGGTGAAGAGATTCGTGTGGCTGCCGGGTATGAGGGTTCACCTGAACCACTTCCGGAGATAGATGATGACGAAGAAGAAAGCGAAATCACCGATACTACCCGGAAACCTTAAAGACCCGACAGGCGCTGACCGCCTTGAGCGCGGAGCAATGAACGAGTTCGCCAGGCGAATGAAACGCATTGGCAAAGCCTACAAGGACATCCTCGACCGCATTCCTGCATCACCATCAGTAAACCAGCGCTACACCTTCGAACTCGACTCCACCCAGCTATCAATGCTCCTCAGCAATGCCTCATTGCTGGTGGATGAGATTTTGGGTGCGGATAACGAGACGGGGTTCTGGTTCTGGACTGATTACGTCAACCCGGCGTATCAGCGCGGCACGGCGCAGGAATTTGCCAATCTGGCGCAGCAGTCAGCCGTGTACGCGGCAGGACAGGAAAGCGTATCGGCAATCCTCCTGAGTGAGCCGTACCGCCGCAGACTCATTCTGGTTCGTGCTCGTACCTTCGAGGAAATGAAGAACTTCAGTGCCACCGTGAAAGCCGACATGGCGCGGATACTGACCGATGGTCTGGGGCGCGGACAGAACCCGCTGGAGATAGCGAAGCGCATCACTGAGCAGACAGGTATTGAGTCTCGCCGGGCTAATCGTATTGCCCGGACGGAGATTACCACCGCGCTGCGCCGTGGTCGATGGGATGAATCAGATGAGGCAACGGAGCAATACGGGATACTCACCCGCCAACTGCATTTGTCAGCACTCAGCGCGACCACCCGCCAGACTCACGCGTTACGACATGGAAAGCTCTACACAACGGAAGAAGTGAGGGAGTGGTACAGCATCAATGGAAACGCAATCAACTGCAAATGCACTCAGGTATCTGTTCTCGTTGATGAGGCGGGTAATCCTCTTTACCCGAACGTTATCGACATGGCCAGGAAAAGGCTGGAGAAAGCGAAGCAGGCAGGACTGGTTCCCAATCATTCGCATTGCGGTTGTGGGCGCAAGCACGCTGCATAAACGTGAGAGTTTTCAATGAAAGTACAGGTTAATGTCACTTCAAAAGTGAACAGCAAAGCCATCCGTAGGGAGCAACACAACGGACGCGAACATTGGGTTGTCCCTTCCTACACACTCCCGGCAAACGTGGTCATGAACGGCGGACTCTATCCTGCCAGCGAAATTGACCAGCACTATACCGGTCTGGAAGGGACGCTGGCACCGCTGGGACATCCACAGGTAAACGGCCAGTTTGTTTCGGCTTTCAGTCCTGAAGGCTTGAATGTGGGATATGTCGGGGCGTGGAACAAAAACGTCAAGAAGTCAGGTAACCGTGTCTACGTCGAGAAGTGGATCGACACAGAAGTGGCAAAGCGTACAGATGATGGCAAGCGTCTTCTTGAGCGTCTTGAGGCGCTGGAGAAAGGCGATGATGTTCCGCCAATCCATACCAGCGTTGCCGTATTCCTGGAAGAACTGGAAGCGAACGATGAGCAGAAAGCTCAGGGGGCTTCATGGGTTGCGAAAATTCACGCGATGGATCATGACGCCATCCTTCTGGATGAGGTTGGCGCGGCCACGCCAGAGCAGGGGGTAGGGATGATGGTTAACGCTGACCTCGCCACGCCACTGAAGGCTAATTCCGGTGCGCTGGTTGGCGAAACCTATCGCGAGCGAGAGCGGCGTCTGGAGAAGTATGCGAAAGATAAATTCGCTCTAGGAGAGAAAGAATACGCCTGGGTGGCTGACTTCACTGACTCGCAGGCCGTAATCATCCTCAACAATGGCGATCCGAAGGTTTACGGATACAAATCTGAGGGCGGAAAGATTGTCTTTGACGATACCTGGACAGAGGTTCAGCGCCAGAGTTCATGGGTTGCCGTCGTCAACAAGCTCAAATCATTTTTCACACCGCAGGATAACCCTGCACCAAACCACAAAATGGAGGGCGACATGCCTTTAACCAAAGAAGAACTGGAACAAATCGGCAGCATGGTTAGCGAGGCCGTCGCCACCAATACCGAAAAGGCTATCAAGCCTCTCGCGGAAAAGGTTGATGCGCTACAGGCCAATCAGCAACAACTTTCTGAAGCCCTGACTGCCAACTCCCGCGCCGAAGAGAAAACGAAGCGTGAAGCGGTGGCAAAAGTTCACGGCGAGATTGTGGCTAACGCCCTGTCTGGCGAAGCGCTGGACGCGATGTACAAAACCATTGGTGATGCCGCACCGCTGGGTACTAACTCTGCTCAGCATCAGAAAGAAACTGGCGCACCTGCCGCATCTGAATACTTCAAATAAGGAGCCTGGATAATGTCACGTTATCGTCGCGTTAATATCGACGGGGAATCGCTCTACAAGACCGAAACCCGCCTCACCTCCGCAGAACTACTGCCAGGCACTGCCGTCACTATTAACAGTGATGGTAAGTTCGCACAAGCCACTGCATTAACTGGCCGCATGTACATTATCGATTGCGCTTATCATCAGGGACTTGGCATTCGTGATGCCGTTCCTGCTGGCGATTCTGCTGTTGGCAACTATGTAGAAGAAGGCCGTGAACTTGCGCTTCTGTGTGTACCTGGCGCGTACAAGAAGGACAGCCCGATTAAGCTTGGTGCGGCTGGTCAATTCACACTGGCAACTGGCGACACCGATTCAGTAATCGGCTACAGCCAGGACGAGTTCACCATCGCAGCCAGCACCACCGACTTCATTCGCGTTCGTATGCGCGTTGGCACTGCCGCCGCTGCAGGCGCGTAACAAAAGGATAAACATATATGTATTTCTCTAAAGAGACACTGGCGACCAACTCGCGCCTTGGTGGTCACTGGAATGAGCTTTGGGCAAACCGCAACATGTGGAACGCACAGCATGATGCCATGATTGCGGCAAATCGTTCTAATATGACTCCTGAATGGCTGGCGGTTAATGCTGTAGGCGGTTTTACGCGTGATTTCTGGGCCGAGATTGACCGTCAGGTGCTGCAACTGCGTGATCAGGAGGTTGGCATGGAAATCGTCAACGACCTGATTGGTGTGCAGACTGTTCTTTCTGTTGGCAAAACTGCAAAGCTCTACAACGTTATTGGTGATATCGCTGATGATGTGTCTGTGAGCATTGACGGTCAGGCTCCATTCTCATTTGACCATACCGAATATGCGAGTGATGGCGACCCGATTCCGGTATTCACCGCAGGTTACGGCGTGAACTGGCGTCATGCTGCTGGTCTTAACTCTGTCGGTATTGACCTTGTGCTGGATTCGCAGATGGCTAAAATGCGCAAGTTTAACCAGAAGCGTGTCAACTACTATCTGAACGGCGACCCGAATATTCAGGTGCAGTCCTACCCGGCACAGGGTATCAAAAACCACCGTAACACCAAGAAGATCAACCTGGGTTCTGGTTCGGGTGGCGCAAATATAGACCTGACCACTGCCGATATGACAGCACTGTTTGCTTTCTTCGGGAAAGGCGCATTTGGTACGCTGGCGCGCGCCAACAAAGTCGCTCAGTATGATGTGATGTGGGTGTCACCTGAAATCTGGGCTAACCTGGCTCAACCGTATGTAGTAAACGGCGTAGTTAGCGGCAACGTACTGAATGCTGTGCTGCCATTTGCGCCTGTTCGTGAAATTCGCCCGACCTTTGCGCTGAGTGGCAACGAGTTCATTGCCTATGTTCGCCGTCAGGACATCATTTCTCCGCTGGTTGGTATGGCTGTTGGCGTCGTGCCGCTGCCGCGTCCGTTACCTAACGTTAACTACAACTTCCAGATCATGTCTGCTGAAGGTTTGCAAATCACCGCAGACGACCAAGGCCTGTCCGGAGTTGTCTATGGCGCTAACCTTGTGTAAGGAAATGGTATGGCTAAATACGAAGTTGTACGACCATGGTTCGGCGTAAAGGTTGGCGATGTGGTGGATATAAAAGAACTGCATCCAGCCCTGAAGTCGAACGTTCGTCTGATGCGTGGAGAGGCGGGTAGTGACCTAACACCGGCAACTCCAGAAGCGAAATCAGGCCGACCCCGTAAAAACGAATAGCCGCGAAAGCGGTTTTTTTATGCCCTCTTCGGAGGGCTATAAGAGGCTCGCATGATTACCACAGAACAGGCCAAGGAATATCTGGAGTCAGTGGGTATCACGCTGCCAGATTTCATTCTGCAGGCTATCGTAGAGCAGGCTAACAGCATTCAGGAGTGCCTCGATGCACATTACCCGCCAGCAACGGCGCTGCTAATTCAGACCTATTTACTGGGTTTAATGGCGTTGGGGCAGGGTGATAGATACATCAGCTCTCAGACCGCGCCTAACGGCGCATCGCGTTCATTTCGGTATCAGTCTTTTGCTGACCGATGGAAGGGTTCCTTATCACTGTTGCGTGGCGCTGACAAATTCGGTTGTGCCAATGGCCTCATCCCCCCTGACCCAACAAATACCGCTTTCGCAGGTATCTGGATAGGCAAAGGCGGTTGCATGTGTAACGGGAGCCGCTGATGGCTTTAATATCGGTCAGGCAGAGACTTCCTGAGCCATTCGTAAAGGTATGGGTTATCACTGACAGCGGACGGCGGGTCACTGGCTACGTTAAAAGTAACGGTGAATGGTATTTGCTGTGCCGAAAGGTGGCAGCTGAGAACCCGGAGGTTATCCGGTGGGAGGATGATAGTGTCAGCCACGGCTAACTGGTCTTACACCAACGTTGCCACTGTCTACCCTCGCGTATATGACGACTGGAACAACACATGGACAAACGGCACCCCATACCTGATTGACTGCACCTGGACGGCGAACAATGAAGTTGCTGTTGATACCAGTGGTAAGGAGTTCACCACCAACCTGATTTTTTTCACTGAGCTGAAGCGTAATGGCGTCACAGCAAACATGCCGCAGCGAGACTGGTACATCGCCAGAGGTGACACCACGGCGCTATCAGATCCGCTTAAAGCCGGCGCGAACGTTATCAGGGCCGTAACCGACTGGGATATGTCATTTTTCGGCGAAGAGCCAGATTACAAAATCATGACGTGAGGTAATCATGCCCGTTAAAGGTATCAAGCGCATCCAGATGAATACCCGCCGAGTACTTAGTGACATAGCTGGCATACGCACGGAGAAGGTTCTCTATCTAGTGATGAATGCCGGCGCCAATCATGCCGCTGTAATTACCCCCGTTAAGTCGTCGACCCTCATAAATAGCCAGTACAAGAAGCTCGAACCAATACCGTCAGGAATGATTGGCAGAGTGGGTTATACGGCTAATTATGCAGCCGCGGTTAATGCTGCAAAGGGCAAGCTAAAAGGTAAGCCAAGGCCGGACGGCAGCGGGAATTACTGGGACCCTAACGGTGAGCCGGACTTTCTCCGTAAAGGCTTCGAGCGAGATGGGCTCAACGAGATTAAGGCCATCATCAGGCAAGGATACAAAGTATGACGCGTAGCGAGGTGTATGACGCGCTGAGAGTGTGGTTACAATCTCACGGGTTTGATGTCGGTTACCGCGTCCAGAAACGCTTCTGGAACGAGCTGGAAGGTACGGAAGGGGAAAGATACCTTGTTATCCAGCAAAACGGCGGTGGTAAGCCCGAGGAAGCCATAACGCGAGATTTTTTTCGCATCCTTGTTCTGTCAGGACAGAACGACAGTGATATTAACGAAGTTGAAGACCGCGCTGATGCAATCCGCCAGGCGATGATCGACGACTACCAGACTGAGTGCATCATCTCGATGCAGCCAATCGGCGGAATTACCGCCATCCAGACCGAAGAGGGTCGTTACCTCTTCGATATTTCCTTTCAAACCATCATTTCCCGATAACACGGAGATAAAGACATGGCATGTGAAGCAGGTGCTTTCACAGGGCGTGATGTCGTCGTTTATTACGCGATTGGCTGCCCGGAAGTACAACCTACCGCCAGCGCTTACCAGCGACTCGGCATGATGCGCGGTAAAACAGTTAATGCAGAGTGGGAAACCGCAGATGCAACTGCCGATATGAGCGCCGCGTTTACGCAGGAAAATCTTGTTACCTATAAGAACATTTCGTTCTCTGGTGACGGCGTTACCCGCAAAGAGGATGTATACGCGCAAAACGCGCTGAAGCGTCACGTTTATAACCCGCCAGCGGAGACCAGCAACCAGCCGTATGTGTGGTTCAAAATCATCTCTCCAAACGATATCACCGAAGGGCCATTCATGGTTACTTCATGGGGTGATGAAGCTCCACACGATGATGTGGCAACGTGGTCCATTGAGGCATCAAGTGCAGGTCAGGTTGACGTGCGTGATGTCGGGGCAGTTATTACCATTACCACCCAGCCGCAGGGTAAAACACTGACTGCTGGCGACACCCTGACTCTCACTGTTGCAGCTACTGTTTCAGATAGCTCATCATTGACTTATCAATGGAAAAAAGACGGAACCAATGTGAGCTCCGGTGGTACGACAGCTATATATACTAAGTCCAGTGCGACAACAGGCGATTCTGGTTCATATACTTGTCAGATTAGCTCCAGTACCGCAGCCAGTGTAACCACCAATCCGGTCACAGTGACTGTCAACGCATCGTAACTTCTTGCCAGGAGGCACCGTCCTCCTTTTTCTTATGGGGATTCATGAAAGCAATCACCGATATCGGCCAGGCTGTCATTCGCGCCGGCGACAAAGAGATATTTCTCAACCCTTCATTTCTGGCTATGTCCCGAATCGGAACGCCTGAACAAATCGTTGATGTTTTCGTGAAAGTTCATGCGGGCCATTACCCAAAGCACAGAATTGCTGACCCCCAGATACTAAAAGCGGCTAATGCCCGCTGCTTTGCTGAAATGGCGGCAGCTGCAGCCAACGTAGTCAAGCGCTGTTCTGAAGGTGACGTTGCTGAAGTTATCGGATCCTACTCGGTTACTAGTGCGGGGCGACTTCTGTTCAAGCCGGGAGCCATCCCGATCGAGGATGTTATCCAGATTGCCCGCCATCTGATTCTTCATGGTGTAATGGGCGACCAGCCACCGGAAGAATTCGAAGGAAAGAAGGGTGAATACAGCGACAAATTCGATGTACGGTCATTCGTCTATACCGCTGTTGCTCACCTCGGCATGAGCGAGTCAGACGCATGGGATATGACCATGACCAGCTTCCGGGCCGCCATGAACGCTAAATTTCCGCAGAAAGAGAAAGCCAGAGTGCCGACTCAGGAGAAATACGACGAAGTCATGGACTGGGCAGAACAAATGCTGGCGATGGATGCGCAGAGGCATGGGCCGCACTAAAAAATCTCTCGCCTTAAGAAATTCGACAAGTGACTTTTAAGACAATGCCTCGCATCCGCGGGGCATTTTTGTATCCGCAGTAAATGCGCATTCCCCGCGCTAATCAAACCAGGAGCCCTTTTCGGGATATGAGACAGAGATAGGACGGTGGCTTCCGTCGTGCCGCTCTTGGGCTGTCCATATCTGGGGAACTGGCTCATATCACCAAAAAGGAAAGAATGATGTCTAACATTATCCCAATTAATTTCGAAGGCCACTCGATGCGCTTCTATGATGATGGCTGGATTGATGCAACAACAGCAGCGGAAAAATTCGATAAAGTGCCAAATGAATTCCTCCGTCTGCCGGAAACTGAATCATATATTCAAGGACTTGAGCGTAGATACGGGAAAATCCCGTATGTAAAAACCAGTCGGGCGCGTAAAGATCGTGGCGGCGGAACATGGCTGCATCCAAAACTGGCTGTTCGCTTTGCACGCTGGCTTTCTGTAGATTTTGAAATCTGGTGTGACGAACAAATAGACGCCATTATTCGCGGCCATACAGCACCTGTTGATGATGAGCGCATTAAGGCAATCTTTCTGCTTAGCGATCCGTCTTCGTGGGAAAAGCGTTTTAATGACCCGCTGTATGATGCACTATTCAGAATGACCGGGCTTCCACGCCATAGAAATGACCGAAAACCAATGTTATTCAGCCTTATTAGCGCTAAGTGGATTTACGGGCCGGTCCTGCCTGCTGAAGTCTACGCGGATGTAAAAGCACGACTGGCGGTCGGTGAGAAAATCCACCAACACCTAAAACCTGACGCACTTAAACTGGTTGAGAATCAGATTATTGCTGTGACCAGCATTGCTAACGGTTGTTCCGACTATCGAGACTTCGAATCCCGTTGCATGGCAGCATTCCCCGTCAAAGGGCAGATGAAGCTTCTTTATGCGGCAGCGTGATGAATGGTGCGTACAGCCCACTCAGGTGGGCTTTTTTCCTTTCCATAATTCATTGGCTATCTTATCCAGCAAAACACGTATTTGCTTCATGTCGAGAGACTCATTTTCTGATGGTGTCTCGGAAGATAAGGCATCCTCGAGTATCTGCACGATTTCTGAGTTCATCGACCTGCCGTTACGCTTGGCGCGTTCGGCTATGGCATCTCTCATCCCGTCAGGGAAACGCACAACGAACTTTTCGTAATCTTTAACCTGCTTTTCAGCCATAACATCACCTCAAAAAAAGCAATGATGGCATATTGCTATTTATATTCAATCGTGGCATTATGCTTTCAAGGCATAATGCCATTACGTAAAAAGGAGTGATCAATGGAAAAGAATGAAGTGAAGACAACTCTTCGGTATCCGTACCGCTTTAAGGAAGAGGTGAAACGCATCGCCGAGGAAGAGGGGATGTCAGAAAACTCAGTGTTGGTTCAGGGACTGGCTTGGTGGTTGAAGTTCCGGGAGAAAATGCAGAATGCTCTCTAAAAATAACGAAACCCGGCTGTGCGCGAACACTAACCGGGCCTCTATCGAAAATAACCACGTAGGAAATATCGACATGAAGAGTATATCAAAATTATCGAAGAACGAAAATGCTGTTATTGCGCCGGTAACATTTAATTTCCATGAAACTCATGATGTACGCATTCAGGTAATCGACGGTGAACCGTGGTTCTGCCTGAAAGATGTTTGCGGTGTGCTGTGCATTGCTAACCCTCGCGATTTGATGGCGAAGCAGCTCGATAAAGAGGGGGTAGATAAAATCTACACCCTTACAGATGGCGGCAAACAGCAGTTAGTTTACGTCAACGAACCAAATCTCTACCGCGTCATTTTCCGCAGTAACAAACAGGAAGCCAAACAATTTCAGGATTGGGTATTCAATGACGTTCTTCCTACGATCCGCAAATCCGGGCGTTATGAGCGTCAGCCAGCGGCAGATCCGTTGACACCTAATGATATGAACAATCTCAAACGTCTTATTTGGCTGATGACAGACAGCATGAGATTAAAGCAGTCATGGAGCAATGGTGTCTGGTATGCATTACGCGCAGCTACCGGCAGACCATCTCCGCAGCCATTTACTGTGGACGATTTACCTGTTTTGGGTGAGGAGTGCCGCCGCATCATGAAAATCACATCGGCATTTAATAGCGCTGTATATGCATTCGAGAAAGACGTTATTCTCCGCGTCGTCCGCCGCCGCGGTGATTTTGAGCCGCTTATTGCAGAAATGGATCGCGCATTGCTTGAGTTAAAGGCACAAGAGCAGGAAGGCGTGTTGATGCTGAGTCAGTTTGAGGAATATAACCTTAACGAGTTAATTGCCAGGAGGCACTGATTAACCAAAGAAAAACCGCCAGTGGCTGCTGGCGGCTATGTCACAAACCCTAACTTACATAAGGAATGTCGAATGACTTCTAAGAATGTAGCAAACTTCGGATCTGTTGTCACGGACAAAACCATTGATAGCCAGTCTCTGCTGGCGATGGTCAATGAAGCACGTAAACAGTGCGGTGAGCCAGAAGTTCGTAATAATAAATTCATTGAAAAAGTTGAAGATGAACTGGATGGCGAGCACTACACAAAAAGTGTAGTGCAAAAAGCGAACAAAACTTCGATGGTCATCATTGATATGTCCATCAAGCAAGCGCTCCGCGTGGCCGCCCGAGAATCAAAATCTGTCCGCCGCTCACTGGTAGACAAACTGGAGAGTATGCAGGAAGCGCACATTAAAAGAGGTAAGTCAGCGAGTGGCCTAGTTGAGTACCGTCAGGCCCGCACACTGAAAATGACGGTTGAAGCTGTTACCAACTTGTTCGACCTGATGCCTAACCTTGCACCTGAGGCAAAGCAGACGGCGGCGGCAAGTATCATCAATCCCATTGTAGGCTTCAATGCTATACCCCTACCGGCTATTGAGGAGCATTACTACTCGGCAGGAGAGGTTGCAGAACAACTTGGCGTAACGGGGAATAAAATAGGTCGCATTGCCAACGCTAACAACCTCAAGACGGAGCAGTATGGCAAATTCTTCCTGGACAAGTCCGCTCACTCCAGTAAGCAGGTCGAAGCGTTCCGTTACAATTCAAACGGGATTGAAGCGCTGCGCCATCTGATCCACGGCGCTGATGTAGCGTAAGTTAACTATCACTGAAATCGTGATGGTCCAGATTTGGACCATCCTTGCCAACCCGCTTAACTGCGGGTTTTGTCGTTGACCTGTCGCTTCATGATGTTAGGATGTTTCCGATTGCAATCAAAGGAAACATAAAATGAAGAAGGTAGTTGCTTTAGCTCTCGGGGCTTTAATGCTGTCTGGCTGTACTGTTCGCGTTGCTGATATGACCGTAGGTAGTACCAAAAACTACAACCTGAACGCAGCTAAGTTTGAAAAAGGGCAGCGCGTAACTGGCGAAGATAAAGCGCCAATTGTGATTTTCCCTCTGGGTATCCCAAGCGTTAAGACCGCTATGGATCGCGCTATTGAGAAAGATAAGTGCGCTGTTGGCCTGAGTGATGTTGTCATTTACCAACTCAACCATGCTTTCCTGTTCGGAACCTACGGTTTCCGGGTGGAAGGTACGCAGATCATTGATAAATCTCAGGTGGGTTGCGAAAACCGCTAATCTGCTATTTATGCTGACAAGCCACCTCTGGGTGGCTTTTCTTTTTCGAACGCGAGATCCCTGCTAGGATTCACTCATCTTTTACCAAAGGGGATAGGGATATGAATAGGCTGTTTTTCGGTGCTGCATTTTTTCTTTCCGTCATGATTAGCTTTAATGCTAATGCAGACGAGTATCCAGAAATGAAAAACATGAAGGAATTTCACTCTGAAATATGCAAAGGCCATGAAAAGCCAGCCCTTTGTGAAAGGGTGGTAGGGATAATGATGAAAAGCGTCATGCAGAATGATGACATTTACATTCAATGCTTGAAATTGTCACCATCACAAAGAGAAAACGAGGAAGGCTGTCGCTCTGCGCAGGCAATCAGGCAGATGATATCTGGATTTAACTAAATATTACTAAATGAAAAACAACCTCGCTCCGGCGGGGTTTTTTATTGCCCGGAGAAAGTGAAATGTCCCAAAACGTCGGTGATATTGAATATGTGATTAAGGCTGATACGGCTCAGCTACTACGCGCTGACAAACAGGTTCGTGACGTAACCGACGGCATGGAAGGCGGTTTCAAGCGGGCTGACAAGGCCGCTTCATCGCTAACGTCATCCTTTGGCAGTCTTAGCCGCGTAGCTACCTCCCTGATGGCTATCCTGTCGGTTCAACAGGTATCTCAGTACGCCGACGCATGGACAACGCTCAATAACAAACTGGCGAACGCCCTCCGCCCAAGCGAGCAACTGGTTGACGTTACTGAGCGGGTATTCAATATTACGCAGCAAACTCGCGGCAGCCTGGACGCAACAGCTTCTTTGTATGCCAGGCTGGAGCGAGCAACCAGGGAATATGGAACCAGCGCTGATGATCTGGCTAAGCTGACAACCATCATTAACCAGGGCTTTGTGGTCTCCGGTGCGACCGCTCAAGAAGCAGAAAACGCTATTATCCAGTTGTCTCAGGGACTGGCATCTGGCGCGCTGCGCGGTGAAGAATTTAACTCAGTGAATGAGCAGGGCAACCGTCTGATCGTTGCACTTGCCGACTCTATGGGTGTTGGCATTGGGCAGATGCGTCAGATGGCAGCCGCTGGAAAACTGACTACTGATGTTGTGGTTAACGGGTTACTTTCACAGGGGGTGACGATTGGCAATGAGTTCGCCAATACCACGACAACTATCAGCCAGGCTTTGCAGGTAGCCGGGAACAACATCACCAAGTTCTTTGGTGAAAACTCCACGGTGAAAACCGGCACAGCGATTTTCAACGATGCCGTAATCAGCGTCAGTGAGAACATCGGCGCTCTTAGTGCCATCCTGACCGCCGCTGCTGCTGTTATGGGTAGCCGTTATGTTGGTGCACTGACAATGGCTACCGCTGCGAAGGTAAAGGCCGCAGTTGCTGCAAGAAATCAGTCAGCAGCAGAGATGCAGGCGGCGCAAGCCGTTGCAAATAAAGCTGCCGCCGATCTGCGCGCAGCCGCCGTCGCAAAAGAACGGGCGCTGGACGAGATCCGCCTTGCGGAGATGATGAAGCAGACGGCGGTTAGCGCGACGAATGCCGCCGCTGCCGAGCAACGCTTATCTGCCGCTCGCGTAGCCGCCGCTGGCGCTGTTGATAATTACAATCGCGCTCTGGCAGCAAATAAAGCGGCACAGGCTGGATTGTCTACAGGAGCAGGGTTGGTTAGCCGAGGATTATCTCTCATCGGTGGCCCCGCTGGTGCTGCCATGCTAGCGGCCAGTGCGATTTTATATTTCTCTCAGCGAGCTAAAGAGGCCAGAGATGATGCCAATAACTTGGCAGATAGCGTCAATGAACTGAGCGCTAAGTTCCAGACCATGTCGCATACCGAGTTGGCAGCCACCATTGGCAAGTTAAGCCAGAACCTGCCGACACTTAGCGATGCAGTAGCCGACGCACAGAAAGAATTTAACGATGCTACTGCCGCTGTTCAGAGGCAAGAAAGGGAGATCGCTAACTGGGGAACGAACACCACTCGAGGCCGTCAGGCTGCTGAAGCATTAGGTGGCGCCCAGGATAAATTAGCGATTGCAACTCTCGAGCTTGAGCGTGCGCAGAATCGCCTCAGCCAGACTCAGAACGCTATTAACATCGGACGCGCCACGCTTAATGGCACGATGAGGCAAGGGATTGACCTGCTTCGCCGGGATGGGGAGGAGGCGGGTGTTGCCGCTGGCATGATGGGCAAGCTTGGCGACATGATTAATTTTGCCGCAAAAGCGAAGGAGAAATTCAACTCCAGCAGTTTGATGGTAGAGCGCCCAAAAGACGTTCAGGACTATCTTGATAAACTGCAAGACCAGGTGACACTCCAGAGTGAGCTTAACGATCGTAAGCGTGCGCAGTTGAAGGCTGAGCAGGATATAAGGAAGTTATACGCCGGAAGCGCTAATGATGAAAAATCGAAGCAGCAGATGGAAAGGGATGTGGCCTTGGCTCGTGAAAGAGCTGCTGCCGAATACGACGCCCAGCAAGCTCAGCAGAAAGGCAAAAAGGAAACCAAGGACGCTGCGTCTGAGTCATCTAAGGCAGCCACTGCTATGCAGTCAAATGCGCAGAAAATTGCGGACTATAAGCAAAGGGCCGGACTTGCTGCAACCACCACGCAAGAGCTATCTCGTGAACAGGCCATTTTAAGGGCAGAGCAGTCTTTAAATAGTAGCGCTACGAAAGAGCAGGTCGCCGAGATAAGGAAATATGCTGCGGCCGAATGGGATGCAGCCAATGCGGTCAAGATGCGCCAACAGGCAGAGCAAGGCAAAAAGTTTGCTCAGCAAGAGATAGCCGCATACAAAGTAATGCCAGACGCCCAGACTGGAAATTCCATTGATCTTCTGGCTCAAATCGATCTGGAGGAGCAGCAAAAGCTTGCTGCTCTGGCAAAGTATCAAGCTATTGATAAAGAAAACACCCAGCTTTACGAGGATGCTAAAACAGCCATTCAGGAGCAGGCGGCAAACGAGCGCATTAATATAGCCAGAACGGAAGCCCAAAGGCAGGTTGATGTAGTTAATACCATGCTCAACGGAATTTCTCAGGGATTCGACGGGTTGGCTACCATTATTGCCAACAGTAAAGGAAAGAATAACACGGCATATAAGGCGCTTTTCGCAATCAGTAAGGGTTTTGCCACTGCTCAGGCGGCGTTAAACCTTCAACTGGCGATCTCCAATGCTATGGCGTCTGGGCCGTTTCCATGGAATATGGCTGCAATGGCACAAGTCGCAGCCGCAGGCGGTTCCCTGATATCCAGTATTGCCAGTGTCGGATATAGTGGCGGTCGTCGCTACGGCGGTACGGTATCTGCTGGCAATGCCTACCGCATCAACGAGAACGGCCGCTCTGAAATCTTCCAGACTGCTGGCGGTCAGCAGATGTTCATTCCGAACCAGTCAGGGAAGGTGATATCAGCTGATAAGGCCGGAGGTGGCGGTGGGGTGGTGCAGCACATCACCTTCGAAATCAACACCACCGGCGGCATAGACGATGCGACCATGGCTAAGATGGCCCAGATGATGAAGCAGGTTAGCCTGAACACTATCCGTGACCAGCAACGCCCTAACGGGTTACTACGGAGGTAATCGTGCCAGAAACATTCACATGGACACCACAGCGAGCGTACCAGGTTGAACGTACCCCAAACGTAGCCGTTGTTAAGCTCGGTGACGGTTACGAGCAGCGCCAGACCAAGGGTATCAATCCGCTCATGGATAAATACTCTCTCACTTTTCGGGGGATAGGTGGGGCCTGCAGTAGCAACCCCGTGAAGGATGCTGAGGCATTTCTCAGGGCTCGAATGGCGGTAGAAGCGTTTTACTGGACGCCATCTGATACCGGAGTTCAGGCGCTGTTTGTCTGTCGTTCCTGGAATATGACAAAGACCGGGCCGTTATACGAACTCACGGCCACGTTTGAACAAGTACCACGATAAGGAGAGTATTATGACTTTAGAACAGCGAGTTGAAGCGCTGGAAAAAACGGTAAAGGTGTTAGCAGGGAGGGATTTTGCTGTCGATGGGGGGCGGGTGTTCATCAATGAGGCATTTATCCAAGAGGGGGCGACTAAAGCGGCCCGGAAACAGGCCGCCATTTGCTTTTATATGTTAAGTTTGGGAATTAAGCCTGATGTAACTGCTTCAGGTTACTAACCCATTGCTGCACAGAAGGGGATTTAATGTCAGATAACTCCTTGATGATTTGCTGACGTCCTTCACTGTCTAACTTCAGAGCTACGCTTAGAAGGATCATTTTAATATCATTCATTTCGTCAGCTACTTCCTTCAGGTTTTGATTCTTTGTATTAAATTGAATTTTGGCACTTATTTCTTTCATATTTTCCCTTAATCAGAGGTAATCAGCCATCCCTCGTTACCTGAGTGCGCCAGTGTCCCACCACTGACGGGCTGAACCACACACTTTAACCAGGGTTAATGTCCCGTAACACCCTGACAAATGATCAGTAGCCACCTTTTGGTGGCTTTTTTATTGGAGTCTTTCGTGCGTGACATACCTGCAAATTTAATTATCGAAAGCGTCGATGCCGGAGTCGGCGCTATCATTGACCTTTTCGAAGCAGACCTGCAACCATATGGCGGTGACCTTATCCGCTTCCATTCCGGTACAAATGGCTATTTCGGTAATGTTATCTGGAAGGGCAACCAGTACCAGGCTTACCCGATAGCTGTGGAAGGATTCGAGTCGAAGAACGAAGGGACCTATGCCAGGCCAACAATGGTTGTGGCGAACGTGACCGGCCTGATTACCGGGATTAACCACGATTTTGATGACATGCTTGGCGTGGTAATCACCAGGCGTCAGGTGCCGGTAAAATATCTTGATGCGGTTAACTTTCCGAACGGTAATCCTGATGCAGACCCGACACAGGAGGCCGTTTCCCGCTACGTTGTCGAGGAGATGACGGAAGAGACGTTTGAACAGGTGACCTACACGCTGGCGACACCAATTGACTGCGATAACGCCATTATCCCGGCTCGCACTATTCTGGCTGACGTGTGCCAGTGGCAGTATCGCGGCGTTGGGTGTGGATATGACGGGCCGCCAGTTGCAGATGAGCGCGATAATCCAACCGCAGACCCGGCGAAAGATAAGTGCTCTCACCGCCGTAGCGGCTGCCGTTTCCGTTATCCGCGACCGGAACCAATGCCAATCAGCAGTTTCCCCGGCTCTCAAAAGGTCTCCTGATGCAAGAATTACTCGATTATGCGGCGTCGTCGCAGGATGAAGTGTGCGGCTTAATCATTGATGACGAACGGCTGTTCCGCTGTCGGAACATACATCCCGATCCAGGTATGCATTTCCGTATCAGTGATGATGACTGGCTGGTGGCCGAGGAAGCAGGAGAGGTGACGGCAGTCTTTCACTCGCACCCACAAAACGTACCGTTCCTGTCTGGCGCTGATCGCCAGATGCAGGTTACCAGTGGTCTTCCGTGGTGGCTGGCGTGCGATGGCCGGATACTGAAATTCAGGCCTGTTCCATTGCTGTTGGGGCGCAAGTTCAAGCATGGTGTCATGGACTGTTACACCCTGTTCAGGGATGCGTATCATCTTTGCGGAATCGACCTTCCTGACTTCGAACGCACTAATGGGTGGTGGTTGCGTGGTGAAAATCTTTATCTGAACAACATGCCTCTCAACGGCTTCCGCCAGGTATCGACGGGCGAAGCGCAACCAGGTGACGTCATCATCAGGCAGCCATTCCCCGGCGCTGACCCTTGCCACGCAATGATTCTCCTCGAAGGAAACATGGTGCTTCACCACGACCACGCCGGCCATCTGAGCCGGAGAGAGCCAATGCGCCCGGCATACGTTAAGCAGATGCATTCCATATGGAGACACGAACAGTGCTCATCTTTAAATTTGCTGGCAGTTTACGCCGATTTTACCGCCAAATCCCTCTGAACGTAGATACGCCGGCTCAGGGGCTGCGCCTGCTTCTTGCCCAGAATCACGAATTCAAAAAAGCATTCCTCAATACAAAACTTCGTATCCGAATAGCAGGCGAGGATGTTGAGGTATCCGCTATGCAATGGCATCTGGATCGCCACCTGAAAGATGGTTCTGTAGTCCTGTTTGTGCCGGTAGTCGAAGGCGCTATCACTGCCGCTGCTGCGGCATGGATTGCGGTTGCTGTCAGCGTGGCTTCAATTGCGTACTCGGTATACATGTCCCGCAACATGAAAACTAAAACGTCAGCGGAAGCGGCTGAGACAAACACGCTAACGAATAACTCATTTACCAGTGCGGAGAACAGAGTAGGGCAGGGTAGACCTGTGCCAATACTACTCGGTGAGATGGAAGTTGGCTCAAATGTTATTTCTCTAGGTATCGACACAAGCAACATCCAGGACTGGACGGAATCTATTAGCTAAGGTGGCATTATGTCTTCAGGCGGCGGTAAAGCATCAACCCCAAAACTACTCGACGATAACCTCAAATCAAAGCAATACTATCGCGTGCTGGATTTAATTTCCGAGGGCGAAATATACGGCCCGGTAGATCAGGAGCACCTGTCTTCCTTTAAGCTCAATAAGACGCCTGTCACTGACTCGAACGGTAATGTCAACGTGAACGGAATTAGTGTTGCATGGCGCCCCGGCTCGGAGACTCAGGAGCCAATCAACGGTTTCTCTGCAATCGAAGCGACTACCATTGTTAACACTGAGGTCACTTACGATACCCCGCTGGTACGCACCATAACCGATCAGGATGTAACCCGCGTTCGTTTCAACGTCGGGACAACAGGGTTAGGTGAGCAAGACACCAAAGGTAACCAAAAGAACACCTCAGTAACTATGGTCATTGAGTCCCGGACCGGTTCAACCGGGTGGGTTATCGAAAAAAACGTTACTATAGGCCCAGGTAAAATATCCGGTGAGTATCTTGAGGCGCACCTGATTGACGCGCCGGAAACTAAACCGTTCGATATCCGAGTGCGTCGAATTACGCCGGACAGCACCAGTGATTTGCTGTCAAACGGCACCATCTGGAACAGCTACAGCGAGATCACCGACGATAACCTGAATTATCCGTTCTCCGCTATTGCGGGTGCGGTTATTGACCGTGACCAGTACACCGATACCCCTAGTCGCACATATCATCTTCGCGGCCTGATTGTGGATGTTCCTGACAACTACGATCCGATAGCCAGAACTTACTCTGGGTTGTGGACTGGCGGATTCAAAAAAGCGTGGACTAACAACCCGGCGTGGCTGTTCCGTGAACTGGCGAAGAATACGCGTTTTGGCCTGGCGAAACGTGCCGGTTATATCGATGTAGATGACGGTGCGTTGTACGTCCTCTCACAGTATTGCGATCAGCTTGTTAATGATGGCTACGGCGGGCAGGAACCAAGGATGACGCTGAATGCCTATATTACCGAGCAGGAGAGTGCGCGAGACATTCTAGACAAGATAGCGAGCATGTTTCGAGGTATAGCGCTGTGGGACGGGATGCGACTGTCTGTCATGCTGGACGCGCCACAAGACCCAATTGCGACAATCACGAATGCTAACGTGGTTGATGGCGAGTTCAAGCGCAGCTCCGTGAAGCGTTCAGAGAAATACAATGCCGTTGTTGTGTCCTGGACTGACCCGGATAACGGCTGGGAGCAGGTAAAAGAGTATGTTTCCGACGATGAGATGATCGCCCGCGGGAACTACAACGAAACAACAATTGAAGCATTCGGGTGCACGTCTCGTGGTCAGGCATGGCGCGCTGGGAAATGGCTTCTTGAAACGGCGAAACGGGAAAGCAGCAGACTGTCTTTCCAGATGGCGCGCGATGCTATCCACTTCACGCCAGGTGACATCGTTGAAGTCATGGACAACAACTATGCTGGTGCGCGTCTTGGTGGGCGCATCATGTCGCACGCGGGCAATAAGATTACCGTTGATGCTGTTGATTCGTCTCTGATATCAGAAGGCGACACCATGTCGATCATGGGTAGTGACGGGAAATTCGTTAAGTACGTGATTGCCAGCATTGCCGACAACATCGTGACGCTGAAAACCACACCTGCATGGGTTCGTGACGGGACTGTATTCGCTATCTCTACCAGCAACGTTTCCACCAGACTATTCCGCATCCTGAGCGTTGCAGAGACGGATAACAATTCTGTCTACAGCATCACCGCATCGCAGCATGATCCGAACAAACAGGCCATTGTTGATGAAGGCGCAGTGTTTGAAATCCCCAACGATACGCTGAACGGTTACCGTGTACCGAACGTGGAGAACCTGCGCATCATCAACACCAACTCAGAGACTGTCCAGGTTACGGCCACGTGGGAGACGGCAACCACTACCAAAAAGCTGATGTTTGAAGTGTATGTATACACCGATGACGGGAAAGTGGTTGCGCAATATGAAACAGACCAGTTCCGCTACGAGTTCTTTGGTCTGAACGCCGGCGGATACACGCTTGGCGTTCGCGGTCGCAATGAAAACGGAATGAAAGGCGCTGAGACGCAAATTAGTATGGTCATCGGTGCGCCACCTGCACCATCCAGTGTTATCTGGACGCCAGGCTTGTTCTCTGCTGACCTGGTCCCCGTCATGCGCATTACGGCAACGACAGACACATCGTTTGAGTTCTGGTACTCAGGGCAGAGTCAGATCGTCAATCCTGCAGATATTGAAGACCAGGCGCAATTCCTTGGGCGCTCAAATCAGTGGACGTTGCATGGATTGCAGGCGGATAAGACCTATTACGTGTATGTACGAACCAGAAACGCATTTGGCGTATCAGATTTTGTTGAGGCATCCGGTCAGGCATCTGCAGATATTCCAGGGATGATCGAACTCATAGATGAGCAGATTCGCGAATCTGATGCGTTTAAAAATGTTCAGGAAGGCGTGGATACCAATCTCGAAGGCATTATGGAAAACGCCCTCGCGAACCACGGCACTGTTGAGCATCAGTATCAGCAATACGGTGAAGTGCGTGCCGATATCATGGTTGTTAAAACGACAGTCGCGACTGCTGAGAAAGGATTAGCAGATTTGTCGACTTATGTTCAGTCCCAAATTGGCCCTGACGGGAGTCTCACCTCAGCAGTTAATCAGAAGATGACAGCCGAGGTAAATAGCGATGGGACAGCCAAAGCCTCATACACACTAAATATGGGTATCGTACGAAACGGTGTGAAATACAATACCGGTTTCGGCATGTCTATTGAGCCAGACGGCAGCGGTGGTTACAAATCAACGTCGGTGTTTGCCGCTGATCAGTTTGGCATTTATTCCGGAAGTGATCCTGGAAACTATACCGCTGCGTTCTTTGTCTATAACGGACAGGTATTTATCAGTGATGCGTTAATACAGGATGGCAGCATTAGCAATGCCAAAATTGGTAATTACATCCAGTCGAATAACTTCGTTTCGGGTTCAACTGGCTGGCGCATTGATAAAAATGGAAATGCTGAATTGCATGGCAAACTTTACGCTGACAGTGGCCAGTTTGCCTTTAACGGTGAAAACAACACGGTTGTTATAAATGGCAGTGGCATCACGGTAAATCTACCTGGTGGCGGGCGCGTTGTCGTTGGGCGATGGTAGGATAAAATATGCCGGAAGGAATACTGATAGATTATAACGATGGCCGTCCTGCGATGGCGATTACAGCGGGGCTCCGTGCCCCGTCATTCTGCACAAGTTTTGCTGGTTACGGTACGGGGGCAAACCAGTTTCAGGTTAATACTCCATTAACGTCAGGCTCCACAGTTTTTGTTTTACCGACACGTCCGGTTGACGTTCAGGAGTTCGCAGACAATCAGACATGGATAGTTTTACCGATATATATGACATCCGTTACAAGAAACGGAGACAACGGTGTGACTGTTAACGGTACAAACAGGGGAAACTACCAGCGAATACCAAACTGGGCAGGAACTGTATTTGAAATTCTCCCTGCTGCTACTTACAACGAAGGACTTATCGTTTCCAACTCTACTGATTTCACTGCAATTTCGAATCAGGCAAGATTAATGACATGTGCTTATGTTGGCACGGTGACAGTCAACGGCTCGATGGCGCTTCCCGTATCAGGAATACCATTCGGGAAGTGGGATAACAATAATGTGTCTGTAGGATTTGACGGAGCAAATATTATTGTAAGAGACATCAATTACTCAGGACGGGATGATGTTTCCGCATCTGTAACAATGGAACTGGTAATTTTCAATAATACCGCGCCTGTAGCCGGTGATGGCATTACCATGACTAATTCGGCTGGGCAGGTGACATTTTCAACAGTGAAGCGCCCATTTGTATATGACCAGCAGCTAACGGTAACAGACAATAATCAATACATAGGTGATAAATATTGCCAGATAGTATTTACAGGTGCGCAGTCAAGACGAGTGGATGGATATTTTAATATAAGGAAAAAGGGCGTGGTAATGTCAGGTGGAAGCATCCGGTCAGCGTATAATCAGGTTGTTGGTAATTACAATGACAACAGATTTGATATGACATTTAATCAAAATATCAATATGCCAATTCTTGTCCTTCCGGATATGTATTGAGGAAATATTCATGTCAGCAGGAACCTTAACTCTTACCAATAACACAGATGCTGTTACTGGCAGCGGCACAGCGTTTACAGCAGAACTTGCTGCTGGCGATTTTATTGTCGTAACTGTCGGCGGCATCCCTTATACACTTCCGGTTAAAGCAGTAAATAACAATACATCACTGACGCTGGTTAGTGTTTACACAGGCCCGACACAATCCGGCGCTGCGTGGTCTGCCGTGCCTCGTGTTGCTTTGAACATGGTCACGGCTGCCTTGGTGGCTCAAAGCGCTGAGGCATTGCGAGGACTGAATTACGATAAGCAGAACTGGCAAAGCATTTTTAGTGGAACCGGCAACATAACAGTCAAGTTACCTGATGGTTCTGCGTGGAACGGCCCTGCGTGGAATGGCATTACGACAGAACTAAATAAAAAGGCCAACGCCAGTGATCTCGGTTCTGCTGCTTCGAAAAACACTGGGTTAAATTCCGGTGACATAATGACGGTTGGGTCTTTTGGTATTGGTGCCAAAGATGGTGCCTATGCATTTGAAGTCAATGACTTTGGTGCAGTTCAGGTCGCAATGTCAGGTAGCGGACTCAGGACATATCGAAATAATGGTTTTCTTGGCGACGGTGATCAAAGTATTGCGCAATACAGCCCGACCATATGGGTTGGGACCGGGGATACCTGGGCATCATTATCGTTGCCGTATAGCCCTGCGGGGAAAATTGCGGTGGCATCAGGTAGTGAGTCTGCGGGCCGTATGGTAGTGAGGTTGCTATGGGATAATAGCAACACTGTCGTTGATGGTAATGGATTTATTAAACAGGCATCGCCGGTTGTCAGAATTTTCTCTGATGGAGGTTATGAAACGAATGATGAATCAGAAGGTGTGGTCGTAACCAGGATACAGACTGGCGAGTACCTTATCGAGGGGTGCACTGGCCTTAATGCAGATGCAGCATGGGGAGGGATTGACGGTGGATTTGAGATCCCCGTAGACCGAAATAAACTTGCTCGCATCTGGATCGATTATGAGGTCAATGCTGACGGTTCGGTACTGGTCAGAACGTATCACCGGGTTCATCCCTCAGCACCTCCGTTTGCTCAGAACAGAATAGGTAATACTGATATTAGCGGCATGTTTACTGAAACTGTTGCTGATGGTGAACCAGTCGACATTCCTGCAGATTCTTTTGTGTCTGTACGTGTGGAAATGCCGGAAAACAGCATCTGGAATAAGAAACAAGAGGCTACTCGTATCGCTATGGAGGAAGCCAGGATGAAAGAAGGGCGGACAGATGGTAATAATGTGTAGCGATTATTTATGATGTGGGGCTGTCGACGCTGTACAGAAAGTTCCCGGCCTCTAAACTGGCTTAAATATGCGCATATGGCAATACCACCAGAAAATTTACAAAACCCATAATTTGAATTGAGAGAGAAACTTACAAACGAAGAGATGAATAATTAAACAGCCGTAGCGACTCCTGTATCTTGCGCGTATATTCAAATGAAACTACTGTATATAAAAACAGTATTTGGGTATGGATTATGGAATTTTTCAGACCTACAGAGTTGCGCGAAATTATTTATCTGCCATTTTTCAGTTATTTAGTACCGTGTGGCTTCCCAAGTCCCGCGGCAGACTACATTGAGCAGCGTATCGATCTTAATGAGTTGCTCGTTTCTCATCCCAGCTCAACGTATTTTGTCAAAGCAACGGGTGATTCAATGATTGATGCAGGCATCAACGACGGTGATCTGCTGGTGGTGGATAGCTCACGAACTGCTGAACACGGCGATATTGTTATTGCAGCCGTGGATGGGGAGTTTACTGTTAAACGCCTGCAGCTGCGACCTACAGTTCAGCTCAATCCGATGAACAGCGCTTATTCGCCGATCATCGTCGGCAGCGAAGACACGCTGGACGTATTCGGCGTCGTTACTTTCATCGTTAAAGCAGCGAGCTGAGTATGTTCGCACTTTGCGATGTTAATTCGTTTTACGCCAGTTGTGAAACTGTATTCAGACCAGATTTGAGGGGGCGTCCGGTTGTCGTACTGTCGAACAATGATGGTTGTGTGATTGCGCGCAGCACCGAGGCGAAGCAACTCGGTATCGCAATGGGTGAGCCATACTTCAAACAGAAAGAACGCTTCAAGCAATTTGGCGTTGTTTGCTTCAGCAGTAATTATGAGCTTTACGCTGATATGTCGAACCGGGTAATGACCACACTCGAGGAGATGTCGCCGCGGGTAGAAATTTACAGCATTGATGAGGCTTTTTGTGATCTGACTGGTGTACGAAGCTGCCGGGATCTGACAGATTTCGGGCGCGAGATAAGAGCGACGGTCCTGAAGCGCACGCACCTGACTGTCGGTGTAGGCATTGCCCAGACGAAAACCCTTGCCAAGCTGGCTAACCATGCTGCGAAAAAGTGGCAGCGCCAGACCGGCGGGGTGGTTGACTTGTCGAACATTGACCGCCAGCGTCGGCTGCTGGCCCTGATACCCGTAGAGGATGTCTGGGGTGTCGGCAGGCGCATCAGTAAGAAGCTCAATGCCCTGGGCATCAAAACTGCTCTCGATCTCTCTGAACAAAGTACCTGGATCATCAGGAAACACTTCAATGTCGTGCTGGAGCGTACCGTGAGAGAGCTTCGCGGAGAGCCATGTCTGGAGCTTGAAGAATTTGCACCGGCAAAGCAGGAAATCGTTTGTAGCCGCTCCTTCGGCGAGCGGGTCACAGATTATGAGGATATGCGCCAGGCCATTTGCAGCTACGCTGCTCGCGCGGCAGAAAAACTCCGCGGTGAACACCAGTACTGTCGTTTCATTTCAACATTCGTCAAAACTTCCCCCTTTGCCCTAAACGAGCCCTACTATGGGAATAGCGCCGCAGTGAAGGTTCTTATCCCCACGCAGGATTCACGCGACATTATCAATGCAGCTGTGAAGTGCCTGGATAAAATCTGGCGCGACGGCTATCGCTACCAGAAAGCGGGTGTGATGCTGGGTGACTTTTTCAGTCAGGGCGTCGCGCAACTAAACCTGTTCGACGATAACGCGCCGCGCGCCGGCAGTGAGAAGTTGATGAGTGTGCTGGATCGCCTGAATGCTGAAGGAGGACGGGGAACGCTCTATTTCGCCGGGCAGGGTATCCAGCAGCAATGGCAGATGAAAAGGGAGATGCTTTCCCCTCGTTACACTACACGATGGTCGGATTTACTAATTGTGAAATAGCTCAATAGTAAAATTACCCTTTCAATGGTAAATTAATGGATTATTTTTCAATTGATTCATTAACTTACTTCAAGAGGGTGTTTTATGCCAACTATTAAATCGCGTATGATTAGAGGTGTTAAGCCGAACGAGGAAACGCTAAAAGAACTCCAGGAGCAACTTGGACTTTCTGAAGATACAGATATGATGTTTATGGCTCTGGAAGTCGATTACGATAGAAAGAAATACTACTGCTGCCTTTCTGGCGGAAAAATCGAAAATGGTGATGTTCACTTTTCGCTTGTCGGTAGGGCTGCTTTAGAAGTACTCATGAATCATCCATCTCCAAATGATACCCTTACCATTCAAGAGATTAAAATTGGTCCTACGCCATTAAAAAATAAGGTGAAGTCCATTCTTAAGAAAGCTGAAGCCAATTCAAAAATTTGTTTTGTCGGAGATATGCAAGGAGAGCTTGATGGCGTCCTTAGTGATGTGTTTAACATTCAGAAAGATGAATCATATGCGATCCGCTGATTAAATCATGCACATGAGATAAGGCCTATTTAATAGGCTTTATCAAATTTGAAGCTTGATTTTTAACATTCCCCACTGCGTCAGTAACAGCGTGCCAGATAAACTTCTCTGCTGGCACAGTGCCGTCGATAGCTATGTCTTCCGCTTCCTTCCCGCCAATATCTTGGCGCATCCATTCCCGGGCCGCTTCCGGTGTGAGAACCAGCGGCCGGCGGTCATGAATATCGACCAGCATTTGATCAGCAGCTGATGTGACAATCAGGAATCCCTCTGCGTCATCGCCGCGTTCGAACGGTGTACTGCCGATCGCCGCCATGAAGATAGGCTTACCGTCCTTCCTGTGAATGAAATACGGCTGCTTCTTGTCGCCTTCCTTCTTCCACTCGAACCATCCATCGGCAAAACAGATAGCTCGGCCATGCTGCCATAGTGGCTTAAACATTCTGCTGGAGGACGCTGTCTCGACGCGGGCGTTAATCAGTGGAGCTTTATCCCACCATCCGGGAGCGTAACCCCAAAGCACCGGGTCGAGATGTAATTTTTCATCACGTTCACTTAGTAGCAAAACTTTGGTGCCTGGTGCTACGTTGAATCTCCCGATCGGTTCAGGATCATATGGGATGTTGCGTTCTGCTTCTTCAGCGAGAAGAATGAGGTAGTCTTCACGCGTCATTGACTGGGCAAAGCGTCCACACAT